ATCCGGCAAAAGCAGCGCCGTCTGCGCCTGTGAAAAAAGCCGCCCGGGAAGATCCGCAGATCCTCCCGGGCGGCTTGCTTATCCTATTTTTTTCTTTTACTTGCGGTGGGTGAGGCAGTTCAGCGCCACCACAACCAGCACGAGAAAGCCGATGACCAGCAGGATACCGGTCATGCCGATGAGCATACGGTGAAAGAAGTCCGGCTCCGGTATAGCTGCTTTTATAAGATCCGGCATCCGGGTGACTGCGATGGGCAGTCCGGCTATGGTGTTTCCAAGCTGGATTCCATTGTAGAAGAAGTTGTCCGGCAGATCTTCGCACAGTTCCGCGAGGTTCCCCGGAAAAAGCTGCTGGAATCGGTCAAGACTAACGATGCCGCCCGCATCCAGAAGAAGGTCAAGAAAATCCAGAAAGACTTGGAAAGCAAGCAGAAAGAACTGGACGACCTGAAAGCCGAAACCATCCTCGTCATCCGGGGCGTAAGTGCCTTGGACAAAGAACTGCTGGGCACACTGGTGGCCGAAGCAAAAGATGCACTGGAAACCCTGGAAAAGCAGCTCGTGCAGGCACAGGATGAATACGAAGAAGCCACCAAAACAGCAAAGCGTAGTAACTACATCTGCAACGAGCTGTTTACATGGGCGGATGTTTACGACACCGCCAACCACGATGAACGCCGCGCCATTTTGCAGCAGTTCATTAAGGAGATTCGCGTCCGAAAAGACTATGAGATCTCGATTACGCTGAACGCCAGCTTCAACCAAGTGGAGCAGCTCAAGGCTGTATCAACCTACGATGGCGCGGAAATTTTTGAAGAAATTTCCGAGAAGGGGGCATAAAAGCGATGCGATTGCCCGCAGAACTCTGCAAAATGCAAAGAAAGAAGCGTGAAACCGATGGATTTTCAAAAAGTACATGGATGACCCCGCCCGGTTCGCATCCGACTTCAGGGTTCGGAGCCCGGCACGGTCTGCCAAAGTTTTTTAGGCATAAAAACGCCGCATCGTACAAAACGATGCGGCAAATTGGTGGACCACCATTTGCAGTATCCGAACCTGATACTTCTTCGCAATTATCGCTGCCTTTTTGTACCTTGTTTGACCTTTTTTCTCTTGATTTTGCCCTTGGTTTATTTGATGCTGATCTTGAATTGTCACCAGACACCTTATTGATGACCTTCGCTACCTTTGATGACTGATTTTTACATTCTTGAATTTTGTCTACTTTTTGGGGAGTTTGAACCCGATAAAACTTTTGCAAATCATACCCAGTTGGATTAAGCTTAAAAGTTTGTGCTGGATACATCTCTAAATTATAGGCAATAACAATCTTAAAATTTCCATCGGGTTCATCCCATATTGTAACAGAATTTATAAGTAAGTCAATAAGGCTTTGATTCAGTGTTTCGTTTTCAAAATCATTTTCTGAAAATTGTGATAAATAGTAGGTTATTTCTTCTTTTGAAAGTTTTACAACCCCGCATTTCTCGATGGCAAGTTGAAGTAAAAGTTCCTGCTTTTCTTGCTCCAATTCGTGAATGCGTTCTATTAAACTATCAGAAGAAACGCCTTTTTCTACGACTTTAATAATATTTTGAGTTGCTTTTTCGTTATCTCTTACCTTTTCTTCAAGTAGTGGAATTCGTGTTCCGTTATCGATCTGTTTCTTATTCTCAGCTACAGCAAGTGACGAAATCTTGTCTATACTTTCTTTTGTTAATAATGCCCTTAAATTTTGTAAAACAATAGTTTCAATCCAGTCTTTTTTTACGCTTCGCTTTAGGCAGCCTTTTCCACGTTTATGTGCATAGCAAGAATAATAATAGTATTTAGCTTTTGTGTGGCTAATCCCGGACTCACCATTCATCTTATTCCCACAATGTCCACAGAAAAGCTTCCCGGCTAACAAATATGGAATATCTGCTTTGTGGCATCCGCCGGGTCTAGGAGAATTTAGCCTTAATTGTACAGCGTCCCAAAGAGGCTTATCTATAATTGCAGGAATGCCATTTTCAGCACGATAATCAAGATACTTATATACTCCAATATAACGTTCATTGCGCAGGATTCTATTAAACGAGCTTCGATTAAAAGGCTTCCCAGCAGAAGTTCTATATCCTTTTTCGTTTAACGATTTACAAATATCTGCGATAGATACTCCATTTGCATAAAGCTGAAAAATCTCTTTTATTATAGGTGCAGTTATAGGGTCAATAACATATTTTTTATTTTCAACCTTGTACCCTAGTGCAACACCGCCAACACTATTATGCTTTGCGGCGGTTTCTCTCATACCGCGAGAAACTTTTTGTGAAAGTTCAGCAGAATAGAACTCTGCCATACCCTCTAGTACAGATTCCAATATAATAGATTCAGGGCTATCGCTTAGATTTTCGGTTGCAGAGATAATTGCAACACCACATTTTTTTAGACGATATCTCGCCATAGCAAAATCGTAACGATCTCTGGCAAATCTATCAAGCTTATAGACTACAACAGCGTCAAAATTACCACTTTCTGCATCTTTTAGCATCTGGGCAAACTGAATGCGCTTGTCTGTGTTTTTGGATGCAGATAATGCACGGTCAATATAAGATTGTACAATGGCATAATTATTTCTTGTACAAAAGCTTTCGCAAACGTGCATTTGTCCTTCAATGGACTGCTCAGATTGAGCGTTGCTTGAATATCTTAAATATAAAACAACGCGAGTGATTTCTTTGCTCAAGAGATTATTAGAACCCCAACGCCATACGTCTTGATTCCGAAATCAAAGTGGCCTGAATTACGGTTTTCCCTTCAAATCCAAGCTTGTGATACAAAGCAAGGATTCTTTGATCATCCTCATCAAGTGTGCTAGAAGCGGTCTGCTCTACTGATACGGGAATACTTGTAAGACCCAATAAATAGTCAGTAGAAACATTAAAGAATTCTGCTAATTTTATAATTGAGGTAACACCCGGTTTACTTTTTCCATTCTCCCATTTCCAAATAGACCCGGAAGCAATTCCGATTTTTGATTCAAGATCCTTATTGGTAATTCCAGCGGAATTCTTTAATGCCAAGATACGCCTTATAATATCTTTTTCATCATACGCCATAAATAAATATCGTCCTTTCGTTTTGTTGGCAAAAAAGCTAATAATGTATTGACATTTAGCAATCATGCTACTATAATATAACCACAGAATAAAAAATATGTCAAGTGGGGATTCAAAATATAAACATTATAAGGAGATTTTTTGTATGCCTAAAGATTACGGCTATTTCGGGAAAGGTAGTACAGGCTATGCCCATTATAACCAGTCATTCAAAAGCAATTATAGCGGAAACAATGGCGGAGATGATGGAGGTTGCTTAAAGCTCTTTATTGGTGCTGCACTGCTGCTATATATTATCTTGAACATCTTTTTTGCATCCTGATTTTATAGGCTTATATTCAAAAAGGACATGACAATGGAAAAGCTTTATACAAAATATGATTCTTGGAGCACTCTTATTGATTCTCTACATAATGTCTTTGTTGATTTGAAATTCAAACAAGAAGATTGGGAAGACCTATATAGTGATAGAGAATCTAACGAGCCACAGTATGACAGCCAAATTGATCGTTGGCAGGAATCGCTAGATCGCCTTGAAGAAAAAATCAGTGCGTTAGAAGATATCAATGATGACTTTGAAACGTTCTTTGATAAATATGAATCGCAAGATGACAGAGATTCTATACTAGGTACTTTCCCATATGATTTTGATAGTAAAGAACTTTACCGGATTATTGACGCATATGTGGCATTTTCAAATCAATATCGTGGAATCACTCCTTATACTAAAACTCTCTTGAAATACAAAAAGTATGCCGAGCACTTGGTGTCAAGATCTAGTGCTTTGGAAAAATCATACAACTCATTAAAACAGCTATTTACAAAAAAGTTAGAAGAAAAAGGTCAAAAACAAGAAACAGACTAATTGATCGTCAAAAGGCAAAAAAAGATAGGGATACCAAATGAATGGTATCCCTATCTTTTTACGTGTTAGGCGGCAACTTTATCTTTTTCGTTGCCCTCAATATATTCACGAATCTTTTCATTTTGCTCAATCTGCTCTCGCATCCAAACCAGAGCAATATCAACAAGCTGGCTAAACTTTTCAAATGTCATATACTTTGCAATCCACGGGAAGGCAATGACTGCACTTTCATACACAGCGCGAAGCTTTAGCTGGCCGGTGCCAGACTGAAACTGTTTTTCTGCCTCCACAACAGCAATCTTTAGCCATTCCATCAAATTTTCAATTTGTTTTGCCGTAGGCATGTGAATAAACCTAATAATAGAGCAAGTCACAAAAATGATAGCAACAAGCGCAAAAACAATCAAAAACCAATTTTCAGCGATAAAATTAACAACGTACATACGTTCATTTTCTCCTAATAAAATTTATATTTTATTACTCGCCACCGCGGTCATCAACACCAAGTGATGGCTCATTGGGATCAACCTCAATATTGTCTGGATTGCCGTATTTATACTGGAAAGATCCCTTTACACCATCCATGATGGTTTCACTAATCTTCAAAGATCCGGTAATACCAAGTAGTCCCAAAAACAGATCAACAGTCTTATCATAAATCTCTGGACTTACTGATTCGCCAACGTGCCAGAATTCCCAAAAGGTATATCCAACAATAATAAAAAGAGCCAAGTACAAAACAGTTGTTACCATTTTCTGATAACGAGGCTTTTGCTTCTGGCTCTTTTCTTCTTTGTGGTAGGTGTTCTTTTTGGGCTTTTCAATATTTTCTTGTTTCATATCGTTTCGCCTAATTTTCATATATCATACAACCTTTACGGCTTCAAGAGCTTTCCCTGTTTCAAGAGATTAAGCATTCGAGTATTCTGAGCAGGTGTTCCTTTATAGCCAGTGATTCCATTCTTCGCAGCGATCTTTTCACGATAGCTGTAAGAGCTATCAATACCCAAAGAATTCAAAGCTGCAGCAATAGAGCCGCTATTCCCAGTATAAGCAGGGAAGTATACAGCAGACCCAGGCTTTACAAGCAAGCCTTTTTTCAGCAAAGCGACCATATTAAGGTTTTGCTGTGCAGTACCCCTATAACCAGTAATGCCATTGGCCTGGGCGATCTTTTCACGATAACTGTAAGAGCTATTTACTCCAATAGCGTTCAATGCGGTGATAATACTATTAGAAGTCCCAGTGTAAGCAGGGAAGTATGCAGTGGAATTAGAATTATTGGTGCTGCCCGCATTGTTGTTGGAGTTGCCACCTTCGGAATTGGGAAGCTTGATGGTTTTGCTGATTCTTACCCAAGTGTAACCACCAGTATCAAGAACCTTGCATTCAAGTCGCATCCAACAGATCTTATGCAAAGGCAGGGGATTATTGATTTCAAACGAGCCTCTACGATTAGAAATCTCATGCCAGCCTTTCCCATCCCAAGGGCCTTCGCCAAACGTCATGTGGCAATGACTACCAACGCCACCAGCATTACCTTCACTATAGCATACTTCACCTTGGCTAAATTTTGCACCAAGTCGAATTCCATGTGCCTGCATAAACGAAGTATCACAATGTGCCATCATAACAAATAGCATACCAGGCTTGTACACCTTGCCGTTCATGCACTTTACACGTTTGGTATTGGCAAACCAAGTGAAATTACATTTAGAACCGGCACTTCTGCCATTATAGATCCGCATAACCTCACAAGAAAACGGTGCGTAAACAGGAGATTTACCAGTGTCTTTACCAGCAAAATCATATGCAGTCTGATACAAATGGCTGTAAGCACTTGCCTTCACGCCATCTACTGTAAACCCTAGACCCTGGGTTACTCTCAGTGCGCTCATAGGAAACAAGCAATATTCATCAAAAGGTTCCTGATTTGCAGCAGGAGAAGTTGGAGTAACTACAGTGGCATTTGGCTGATAATACAACCAGTTTTTGTCAAGACCATCGGAGCCATGCGTTGCACCATATTTACTAGCATAGCCTTCACTGGTAAACTGCCACATACAAATTTGGTTTTTGTGCTCAGTCATCCATTTACCATAGGTCCCGGTAGTCGGGAAGCTTTCAGTTCCGTCGAAATCCTTTTTGGTGCCATACCACTTATAATAGGCTACCCACAAGGGATAAGTAAAACGACTCAGATTTACATTCGCCATGATCCAGCTTGCAGAAGCATACAAGCAAGCGTGCAGGCCAGCACTTTCAATCATCTTGGCAGCCTCAATTAGCAGAGTGGTATTATCGCCAATACTAAGACCCATCGTTTGTTTGCTTTCAAGCTCTTGGTCAATACCAACCCAACTGTTACAGCCCTGTTCTTTGGCAATCGAAATCCAAGCATTTACCTGTTCTTTCATTACAGCCCTGGCTGTATCAAGATTGCTGTTGCATACACTTTTATAATGCCAAGTCCCGAATCCATAGCCGCCAAGCTTCAAACCAGCACTTTTTACAGCCTTCATGTAAATGTCAGCCTTTACATCTTTGCTCTTACCGTAAGCCAATCTGCACATTACTGTAGTAATGCCAGCATTCTTACATTTTGCAGCATCAAAAGCAGTTTGGTGTCTGCTAATATCAATACATTTCTCCATCATTACTTCCTCCAATGTTTTTATAATCAAAATGGGCCACCGCCAAAATGGCAGTAGCCCATAGAATAATATTAAAAAATTAGCCAAACACAGCAATTCTCACGTTGGTATATGTATGACCATCCGTATAATAATAAATACGATATTTTTCGTAGCCATCGCATTCAACAATGCCAGCCTCAGACATACCTTGAGATGTTCTATTAAACACTTTTGTCCAACTACCATTCTTGTAACCGGAAATTTCAACAGTACAACTGTAGTTTTCGCCACCCCATACAACAGCACTATAACAGATCTTTCGCTTACCACCACCAGTAATACCTTCTACTGTTTTACTCTGGCTATTCGCTTCAAAGCCCTGCCACAACTTAATCATCTGGGTGTTTCCCTGTGGGGCAGTACCAATTAACTGCAAACTACCTGTACCGCCAATACTTTGGCCGGAAACGATCTTACTAGAATCAATCTGCAAATATTTATACAGTACATCTTTCTTAACACGGATTTCTGGTGCCCAATCAGCATTATTAGAAAAATAAGCGCCTTCAGGAATTGCATTCAAAGAAAGATATCCAACACTGCTATCAGCACCTTCACCAACACCACCACAATATTGATATTGGCCGCGGTTCTCCATCGTACCAATCAGTTTCGTACCGTTTACCCAGGCCGTCTTACCTTTCAAAATGTTGGCAGCAGTTGCAGTACCTTCACTCTGCCCACTTAAAGCAGTAGCACGTACTTTACCACTACCGTTGTGGTATCCTTTGGGAATAGTGTAACTTCCGCCTGCATCAAGGGTAACACTTACAGCACCATTGTCCGGCATTGTACCAGACAAAGAAAGACCGTTTTTGCTTGTTGCATTATGGCCCTTTAAGATCTGATCTGCACTTGCATCGCCAAAACGTTCAGGAGGAACACCAATATAGCCATCTCCGCCAAGCCCAGCAACGTCATTTGGCCCGCCAAATGCACCATAAGGAGCCTGGAAACAAAAACGCTGAACACCATCAGTATTAGTTGTAAAATGAATAGAACCACCATATGGAGTAACACCAACGTGTGGGAATTTACTAGAATTCAAACCAACAGTGTCATCTCCACCGCCAGCAACAGCACAGTTAGGCAAAGTACCAGTTTTTACACCTTTACTGCTACCGGCATAAAAAGTCTTACCATTCAAAACCAGCCCCGAAGTTGCAGTGGCGGCGGCGATATCCGAGGATGCTGCACCGCCGCCGCCCTTAAAATTTATCTGAGAACCATCATAGATAAAAGTCACCCATCGCCCATTTACAATCACATTGCTACCAGCGTCACTCATGTTATCGGGGCCACACCATGCAGGGCAAGTATTGCCGTTGACAGTAATTTTATCTCCACTCTGGAACGTGGCAACACACTTGGCCTTACCATTTGGTCCTTTGCCTTTGAAATTGTGGGTCTTGGTAGAAGAATTATAAGTATGAGTATAGGTAGAGAACATCAAGTCGTCAGCAAAAACCTGATCTTTCACATATGTCTCAATATCATCTTTGAACATTCGCTCAAGAGCCATAGTAGCATGTCGAATCTGATTGATAGTTAGTGCATTGATCTGCATCTTTTTCAGTGTTGGGTTGTTCTCCAAAAGTTGCTGGGCTGCACTATAATTCCCGTCTTCACAATATTGACGATATTGATTTGCCAGTGTAATACTATCTGCACTAACATCCGCCACATCTTCCCAACTATCAACACTTGCAGGGAAGTCTGTGTACTGCAAATCATTATACTTTCCGTTAGAACCAAGTTCTGCCATATTTTACTCTCCTTTTTTAGTAATGTATGGATAATAGGGGTAGAATTTCTGCATATTTACGCTCATTGTCCCACTGCCTAAATTGATTGTAATTTCTTTAGTAATATATTCCATTGGACTATGCTTTTCACCAGGCTTTCCAGACCTTGGGGTGTAACTGATTTTTTTATTTACATCAAGCCATGGAATCATAATCATTTCAAGTGTTTTTACATCTGTCAAACGGCAGCTCTTCCAATTCTCGTACTCTGCACGTTGTAGTCCTAAATCATCGTTTGGAATATTTTCAAAATCCCCACCACTAAGAACTGAATTACGTCGGCCTATCTTTTCGATAGAATAGGGGGAGTGATACATGCCAGTCGTGTCACTGGGATCATTTGTAGAAATATATTCTAGTACGTCACATGCTTCATCAATCTTAGCTTGCTCATAAGCATCGCCCGTTGGGGGATTATCGCTTAAAATGACCATAGCGTGTACCTGGCCCTGCCCAAGATACTGCATCCGTAAATTTTTATCAGCATCTTTATAACACTTTATAACGTAATACTTTTTGGCAGCCATTACACCAGCGTCAAGCTCAACATCATTTCCGTCTTTGTCAGTGCCACTGTAAATTTTATATGGTCCAAAAGTGTTCTCGCCTTGAACCATTTTTACAGAACAGCCTTTGGCGTTTGTTTCTGGTGCAACAAAGCTAAAGCGCTTATTACTCTTTACCTTAAAGTTGGTCAATGCACTGTCATACGTTAATGTGTAACATCCATCTGCATAGCTTACATTTTCTGTATAATAATCACTGTCAATACTAGATCCCCAAACCTCAGTACAATTTCGTATCGTGGTTTCGTCAACGGTGGTATTTTCACTGATAATTAGAGGATCAATTACTTCATGATTCAAAATGACAGGATCGTCTTTACAGCTAGGAATTTCTTTGCAAACAAAGGTATCTCCATCAAAAAACATTTCATATGGATAATATAAATCTCGCAAGGTCGTAAGCATATTCCATACGGTTGCCCCCGTGCCAAATTCAAGATCGTAAGGAACTTTAGTCTTGTCATTTTCGGCCTCGGTATCATTTTGTGGGTAATCAATTAAATATTTTGTAATGCCTCCAAGTTTAAGCACTTCAATCATGGATTGTCGTATGTACCGGCCAGTTTTAATAATCGTCCCAAGTCCGGTAACTTGCCCACAAGTTGTATCATCCAATTTCCCTGTCAAATCAACACAGCTTAAACTTAAAGTGTTATTTGAAGTATCATATTGAAACCCGTTTTGAGTGGGAATAAATAACCCGACTTCATACCAATGAACAATTTTTGTCCTGACGTCCTCAATTCCAATAAAAACACGCAAATATTTGTTGGCCCAATCATAAACATTATAGGCTGTAACAGCACTTGTTTTAGCCAAGTGCATGTTGCAGGTAAACGTCCGCCGGGTGTCGCTATTAGCGCTAATAGTCAATGTTCCATTTGTAAGAACACCTTCCAAAGAATCAATCGTTCTAAAATCACTGTTAAGTAAATTGACCTTGGAATACAATTTTTTGTGCCGTTGATAAAGCAGGTTAATATCATCTTGTGTAGGTGTATAACTCATACGTTATCAACTCCCTTCGCGGTTAATATCAGTCAATCCATTGTTATACATATCCGTCGTGCTGTAAGTGTCTCCAATCTCAGTAAAATTAAAACTAATAGAAACTTGGTCGGGATGGTTTTGCACAGTAGCTGTTGGATCGCCAGTGATATCAACCATCCAGATTCTGCCATCAAAGCTTTTCAAAATCTTTGGCTGACCATTTGTCAAAAAGTGCATAACAGTATCCCGTAACATAAAGCTGGATTTTGTTTTGAATACCTTTTTGTCCCAATCAATTTCCACAAACAATCCTTGCACAGTTCCAGTATCATAATTTGTATTGCCATTATATATAACATAAGGATAAACGCTGTCCAACGGTTCAATGATACTAGCTGGATTCCGCCGGGTCACAGTCTGAATACTTTCATCTGCCACAGTTTGATAGCTTTCATTTGAATCACAAATAATAATTCCATCAAAATCGCTATATACAGTACCAATCGTGTAATTCATTTCCACGTTATTGATAAGCGGAACAACGGCATACTCGTATTCAGTTCTTGCCCTAGCATAACGGTCAACATAAGTAAATGTAAAATCAGAAGTCTCTTTGATTGGAAATTCCTTCAAGGTAATCCAACTTCCATTTTCTCCACGCTCTCTGCGTTTTACTCGTACCGTGCTGACAGTATCAGCACGGTATTCAAGGTTGCCGCCACGCAAATCATTATCAAACTTTGCGTGTAAAATGGTGTCGCTATCCCATTCACTTTTAATTGTTTGACCAAATTGTACAACATTGGTACAAAACAGGAGTTCATCAAAAGCACCGTTCTCAAGTCGCGTATAAGTAAATGAGTTGTGGCGAGGGGGTAGGGGAATCATACTATTAGCGTCTATATATAGGCTTAATCCTAAAAGATTCATTGATTGTCACTCTCCCTACATTATTTTACACCAGAGGCATCTGTATAATATACTTGCTTTACATTCTTAATGGTTACACTATCATAAGTAACACCATCAATCGTTGTTTTCCCAACAACACTATTCGTTACTTCTTCGCCAGTACTGTCTGAGCCTTTGTACACTTTAATATTGCAGCTAGTGTATCCACTAGAGGGAACATAAGCACAGAAGTATGTATCACCATCCCACACTTGACCAGCTATTATACCAATAGAGGTTTCATTCGTTGTTTTACAATTACTTGTCTTTTTGGACATAGAATACATCATAGAACCAACAACACTAATGTTAAGTTTTCCGGTAACTTCTGGAATTTTTATGGTTGCATTGTTGTAAGTAAGGATGCCATATTTACCAGATTCCCAAGTAACAACATCGTTAGAAATGTCAACCTCATCCATGGTTACTGTTACACTCTTTAATCGGTAAGGATCAATTCTACTAATTGTAGTTTCATAAGAACCATTAAGTTCGACAGTTGCATCGCTGTTACTGCTGGTTGCGTTTGTAAGATCATAAGTGACGTCCCAATTTTCTACCTTGTAGTCATTTGCCATAATGTAATAATTGGACTTGACGTTTTCAATTCTTACCGTATTTCCCGTTACACAGCCATCAACAACAGTGCCGGTTATATCACCCTTTTTAACTGTGATACTAACAGCGTTATATCCAGACTGAGGTGTATAAGTACACTCAAACGTGCCACCATAGCCAACAACATCACCTTCATTGCTCCTGATAACATTCTGATAAGCACCAAAGATCTGGAATGTCTGGATCAATACAACATCAATATCAATGTCACCAGTTACATTCTCAATATACACATCTCTACCGGTAAGAACACTATCAGTAATATCTACACCACCCATTTTAACAGTAGCAGACTTGAATGCAAAATTACTGCTATCTACCGCAATCTTAAGGGTATAGCTCTTGCCTTCATATGCGGTATAAGTCTTTGTACTTAATGCTTCACTATAGTTTACAGTAACAGTATAGGCTGTTCTTTCTGTAATTTTACCTTCAGCAGTAATCTGCACGGCACCAGTAACAGAATCAATAGTTACAACATTATTCTTAACCGCAGTACTGGTAATATCTGTACCACCCATGCTCACAGTAATATCAACATAATCATAGTCCGTTTCAGGCGTAATAGTAGTAGTGAAAGCACTGCCGCTCTTAACATATGTTGTGCCATTACTGGTTTTAGCATTTGTAATTGTTTGAGTAATTTTATATTGAATGGTTGTTTTAACAGTGATTTCAATGGGGCCAGTTACTTTACTAATCGTGATCTTATTATCACTAACAACATCAGAACTAACATCCTTGCCATTCATAATAACAGTAATGCTGTCAATAACGTAATTGGCACTTGCCGTAATCGTTGTTGCAAAGCTTTCATTTTCTTTGGTGGTGCTAACGGTATTACTGGATGTTGCATTATCCAAAGTGTAAGTAACAGATACATCTCGTGTAAATTTAGCTTCCAGTGTCATATCGCTTGTAACGGTATCTTTTGCAAAATTCCACTTTTTACTTTCGTTGTACCAGCCTTCAAAAGTATATCCTTCTTTTACTTGGTCACCAGGGTCGGTAAGCAATGCTCCACTCTTTACATACTGATTTTTAATGCCATTTACACCAGTAAACTTTACAGTATAAAGCGTTTCAAGTTTGTCATTGGGGGTAATCTTTAATTCATACAACCAATTTTCTCGTTTCATGGAAATTGTGAAGAAATGTCCCTCATCTACAATTTTATTGCTTTGTACTGTATATCCAGGATCTCCGGTTATTAAAAGTGCGTATGTATATGTTTTACCATCTCCACTAAACTTACGTTGCGCAATAAACAATTCCAGCTGCTCTCCGTCACCTTTTAGCAAAAGAATCCGTCGATTGGGAATATATTTCATCACAACAAGTTCCATGTCGAAAGTATCAGGGATTTGATAATTTTCATCAAACACCACATAACTACCGTCTTGTGTCAAATCAATACCAATTCGTTCCTGCCCAGTAGAACTGTCTGCTGCGCTGCAATATTGTTCTGGAGTAGGATAGGCCCAACCATCAATCGAGGCAATGTTACTTTTGATTAGAATGTCGCCATATCTATAACGACTTACGGGTTCAATAACCAAATAAGTGCTGCTTTTTTCATAATCAACATAGATTGGCACATACCCGGTATCAATCTTCATCCCATTTTGGGTGGTTCCCATTGCCCGTACATAATAATTAGTGTCATCAGACAAATAGGAAAGCAAGAAAGTGTTCCCGTCTGCGTAATACAAAGGGGAACTGTTTACCATTACTCTCAAACTGTTATACAAGAAATACTGGTAGCTATCAAGCTGTTCTTTTTCGCCACTTGGTACACTGTACTCAATTTCAAGTAAATAGCTGCTATCTCGGATTGTATTTAAGTTAGCGGAATCCAGTCCTTTAAAGTCAAAAGTAGGGGAGCTGACACAATAAAATTGTTCTTTATCGCTATACTCACTATATTTATTATCGTTGTTATTGGTAACAACGCGAATCGTAATATTATAGGGTACAGCGCTATTTTTAATTGACCCGGCGGGCAATACAAAAGCGGCTTTGCTAGTTGTGTAACTTCCACTATAAACTAAAGCATTTGTTTCGTTGTTATAAATATTTGCCTGGGTTTCAATAATTTGTTCACCGCTGAAACTGAACGTAAATGTATGTTCTTTGCTTGCATCAAAAGCAGAGATTGCATACAATACTGGTTTGCTCATATACGCATCTCCCTCATATTGCAATCATATATAATTTGTTAAAGTTTCCTTGTGGGGCAACAACAGCAACCTTCTGTCCCTTGCTAAACTTCAAATTACTGTTAATGGTATACTGCCCTCCAAAAGCAAGCACAGTATATGAGTTTTCATCTATATCACGGACAACCCCAATAGAACTTTTGTCGAATTTTGCAGTTGCCATTGCTTTATTAACAGCACTCACAACGCAGGAGGCTACTACCTCTGCAAGTTCTTTGCCAATATTCACGCCATTATATCCTCCCGCTTAATTGAATTGTTATCGTTCTACATAAAATAATAAATGGTGACAACCATATAGATTGCCACCATTTATCTAACCATATTATCGGTTTCGCCCAAGCTCTTGAATGAAACTCGTAGGCAGATTTTGCATAAGGCTTTGTGCAAGATCGTCTGCGTTGCCAACAGGTTTTTGAACAATAATGTCACCAAACGTAAGATTGATAGGAGACTGATGACCGTTCACAGCTTTTATCGCTCCAAAATCGCCTACAATTTTAGAGATATTGTCTTTCATCCAACCAATAGGATTTGCGCCAATATCAAACAAATTTTTGGTTGCTTTGGCAGGATATACAGCATCACCATATTCAAGTTGCACATACCGCCCATTGCCGAGGGTGCGTGTACGCTGGATAAGTTCATTGCCATGTTCATCGACGCTGTAAATACCAGGCCCACCAACACGGTTAGAGCCAGAGGCAAAACCACCCTTTACCTGAACACCAGATGCAGCAACACGATTTGTATAATTCTGCCCATTAGCTCTTGCGTTGGCGTTGTATGCCTGCCGTGCTTCTAATTCACGTTGGGCCTGTTGTGCCTCATTACAGGCTTTTACCAAAGCGCCACACTTAGCAATCAATTCATCAATATAGCTGGTAGTACCATGAATCTGGTCTTGTGCGCTTCGGCAGAACCCCATAATAGTATCAGCCATAGTACGATAACTACCATCAGCACTAATAGTTGCAGTACCAACATTATTAACATAGTCGCTAAGATAACCAGCAATACTCTTATAGCTTATTCCGTATTGATTCATCAGCTCTGTAATCATACGGATCTGGGTATCTCTATCAGCTTGTGTGGCATCGGTTTCATTTAAAATGGTTTCAATATACTGTTGTGTCAAACCATCCAACGCTGTAGTATTAGCAGCAATTTGATCCTGAACTTCGCCAAGTTGGTTCATGGTTTCGGTATGCTCTGCCGTACCTTCTGTCAATGTGGCAAGCTGGTCCTGTAAATCCTGCTGTTGAGCTTTCAAATCATTGTTTTTATCACCCAGCTCAACGATTTTATCTTTAAGGCTATCAATTTTACCGCTGGCATCATCAGCAGCCAGGCTCAAAGCTTTCAAACCACCGCCGGAGCCGCCGCCGCCGCCGCCACCGCCGCCACCGGAACCAGATCCACTACTATCGTCAAGTCCAGCAAGCTGTTCTGTAATAGCATTTACCTGTTTTTCAGCTTCAGCAATTTGCTGCATGTTAGCAAGTACGTTGTCTTTATAACCACTTACATAGCTGCTCATGTCAGCAAAGCTCATTTCCTGGAACGCTGCTGCAGCTTTTAATTGTTCCTGATAGTCTTCCCAACTGGTACCAATAAGATCCATGGCTTCCTGGTATTTGTCTTTCAACTCATCCAGTTTATCCATTTCGGCGTCCATTTCAGCATCAAAGGCTTCTTGGCGTTTTTCAATGTCCTCAATTTGACCGTCAATCATCTCATCAAAAGCATCTTTTTCAGTTTCGATTTGATTCAAACGGCCATCTATCCATTCGTCATAGGCGTCTTTTTCTTTGTCGAGGGCATCAATCTTGGCATCAATTTGGTCGTCGTAAGCATCTTTCAGCTTTTCAATGGCATCAATTTCATCTTCAATGGCTTTAATTGCATCTTCACGTTTCCAAGTACGCTGCTGATCGTCTAAGGCATTTTGAGCATTAGAAACATCGTTTTCGTTTGTCTGCCACTCAAAACCAGTATCGTGCTGGTATACCCGCATGGTTCGCTGGCTCTTAGCCTTTTCCAAAGCATCCTGCAGCTCAGCCAGTTTAATTGCACGATCTTCTTCATCATTAGCGTCCTGCAAAGCCTGCTTTTTCTCTTTTAGTGCATCAATTTGCTTTTGATAAACTTCGTCTTGCAGTTCTTTCTGATTCTGTAACTCTTCTTTCTGTTGCTTATACAGTTTATCTTGCAGCTTCTTTTCTTCATTCAGCCGCTTCTTTTCTTTATCAAAAGCCTCATCTTTTGCATCCTGGTCAGCTTTCAAACGATCAATTTCATCATCATAAAGCTTGTCCTGAGCATCTTTTTGATCTTCAAGAGCCTTTTTACGCTTATCAAGCTCTTTAGTTGCAGCCTCACCCCAGATTTTTAGCTTGTTGGAATATGCTTCAAGTTCATCCTTGGCATCTTCGGCAGCTTCTTTCTGCTTTTCAAGACTATCTTTCAGTGCATCACTGGCTTTAGATGCTTTGCTTGCCGCATTACTATAACCGCCAAGTGCATTTCCAGCACCAGTAGCACTGGATTTGATGGAATTCATGGTAGAATCAATCAAACCAAGTTTTGCATTTAGGCCAGCCATAATATTATCTGCAGCGGTAGCGTCTTTTGCAGCAGCAGCCGTATAAGCATCTGCCATGGCTTGAGCTTGTGCAGCATAGGCGGCACAATTACCAAGGTTAGTATACTTAATGGCTAGGGTATCAACAGCAGCGCCTTTATTGGCAATAGCAGTAATAGAATTTGCAGCTGCGGTAGCTTCCGTCTGGCTTGCAACAGCGTTCAATTCCTGCATAGCCTGCTCAACCGCAGCAGCCTTGGCATCATTCAGTCGTGCTTCGGCTAACTGTTGAAAGCTATCTACATTTAACGACAACTGCCCATTTTCATTAACCAAACAGGCAAGATACTTGTCATCCATATTGAGCAGGCTTTGTAATGTATCCATACTCAAAGCGCCATGCTCATTGTATTCTTCTACAGCGCTACTTAAAGCATTATAGGCACTCTGGATCTCATCAATGGCACTGTTTAGTTTTTCATAAGTATCAGCAAGCGTATCGCTGGCATCATCCGCGGAATCAGTCAATTCTTCATTCGCCGCTGCAATATCACCAGCCCCATCACCATAAGTGCTTGCCCAGTTATTAAAAGAATCAGTAGCGTGGTCAAAATCGTCTTTTATTGCTTTATAAGTTTCACTACCATCATCTTGAGCGTTGGCATAATTGTCGCTTACTTTTTGGTAAGTGTCAGTAATGGCATTCCCTGTATTGTTAATTTGATCAGATAAATTTTCTGATTGCTTTTCATACTCTTCTTGACTAATTTTGCCATCATTCCAAGCTTGATTTAGATCGCTTAATTTCCCAGATAGGGTATCATATTTCTCAGCTAATTCATCAAGGTATTCAGAATTTTTAACTGTTTTGGGCTGTATACCAATACCATTCGGATCATCAAAAATAGAGTATTCTGGCTGATTAAGACTTACATTATTCTCGGCATTAGCAACATCATAGGCAGCCTTATTTGCTTCTTCGGCTTTTTGTTTTGCAAGTATTTCATACAACTTAATCTGAGCTTCAAGATATTTGCTCTGCCGTTCAATTTTTGCAGTTTCTTCGTCAGTTACACCATCGGTTTTACTTGCTTCATCTTTTTTCTTTTGAAGATCTTTCCACTGCTTGTTTAAATCTTCAAGTGTGGTGGCTGTTTCTTCGTATGCTTTGTTTGCTTCGCTGGCTTTATTGACTAAATCTTCATAAGTTTTTATAGAAGACTTAATCAATTTAATAAGCTTCTCTACAGCAAATACAACAGCACCAATCGCAAGACTAAGTAATAGTTGTTTTCCTACAGACACAGCAGCATTAAATAAAAGTTGAGCTTTTGTTGCAGCGTTTGTAGCAGCGGCCTGTGCCTGTTTTGCAACAGTCTGAGAAATAGCAGCCCTTATTTCTTGCTGTTCTTCTACCGTCAATTTGGTAAAGGTGTTAGAATTCTCAAGGTTCAATCTGGCCTGTTCAGCAGAAAGTAAATTATACTGCCCATCAGACGTCATTAAACCGGCTTCGACCATTATGTTTTGTTGTTGTGCTTTGGAAAGGGAAGTGGTGCTTAATTCACGTTGATACAGCTGTGTATTAAGACTCTCTCCATTGGCAAGAGACTGTTGTACGCTATTAAGATACTCTCTTTGCTCATTGGAAAGGTTGACAAGATGAGATGCAGCAGCTTGCTCTTTTTGGGAAAGGTTTTGTAACTGAATAGCAAAATTTTCAATGTCTTTATTATTATTAAATTGTGCTTTACCACTAGCTCCCATCATTCCCCATGCACCAGCAATGCTATTCACTTTTGCAAGTTCTTTTGCAGCCGTAATGGCAGAATTTGCTGTGCCATCCAGCTGCCTCTGAACATTAGAAATCTGTTTGGCTGAACCTACGGTAAACAAACTACTAAGAGCAGCTGCAGCAGGGGGAAGCACACCTGTAAACTTAACAACATCATTTATAAGGTCAATAATGGCAGTTCCAAGTTTTACAACATTTTTAATGACATCATCATCAAGCAAATTTTCAGAAAGTCCTTCAAAAGAAGCTTTCATTACTTTAATCAGGCCCTTGATACTATTTATGTGCTTTTCATTTTCCTCAGTTGCGCTACCAGTAGCATTTTGAGCAGCTTCCATGGCAGCCTTTGCATCATCCCAGTTTTCCAGCATACCAGCCACAATATTGGCACGGTTCTTGCCAGCAATCTGTTCCAGAATATTGGCCTGGTCAATGTCGCTCAAATCTTTCCACTTTGCAGCCAGCTGATCCATAATATCATAAGTGGATTTGAATGCACTATTGGTATCCATGATTTCAACGTCGGCAAGGTTTTTCATTTCCTCACGCAACTTAGCAGTACTCTTTGCCATTCCGTCAGTACTTTCACCGGCATCTTCGAGTTCAGTCTTAGCACCACGAATACGCATAGCCACAACACGCAAAGCGTTACCAACTTCTTCTGGGTTCTGTACAACATCATTGGCAGCAACAATCATGCCAATACTTTGGTTGATATCATTGCCAGCAGCATTCAAAGAAGAAGCAGAACGCTGCAATGCTTGTCCAATACCCTCGCTGCTAATTGCGAATTCATTCAATCTGTTACTTTCACGGATCGACCGTTACTGACCGCAAATAATACGGCGGATAGTCATTTCTGGCTACCTCTCATGTTTCAAGTGTTAGGTTATAGCATGAGTTCGGACTGTATATTACCGATGTCTTATCGGAATTTACTTCAACATACCTGTTGCCAGGTACATCCTGCAGTCTCTAGGGATTTATAAAGCACAATTTTAAGCTTTATATCTTTCCTCGGTCTTGGGTGCCTCCACCCTTTAACCGATATAGTAAATTTGGGGCAATGTTGTTTACCCACTTTGTTAAACTTGTCAACAATCTGGATTGAATTCTGTGCCTGGATATTAAAGGCTTTCATTGTAGAGATGATACTTTCAGTTGCTTCGCTGACATCATCAATACCATCACCGACATTTTTATACAGAATTGCGCTGTTTGCCAATTCAGCAGAATCTTCAAGGCTATATCCAAGCCGTGCAAAGTCAGCTGTAGCATTCACGACATCAGAAATTGTAGCACCAAGATTTTTAGCTTTGTCTGCAGCATTAAGCAAAAACTGATCATAAGTAGCATCGGTTTCGTCTGTGACCTTTTTTAGCTCAGTCATAGCAGTGTTGATGTCAACAACATTTTGGTACACTTGCTGTGCACCCTGTTGGATCAAGTGCAGACCTGCCATAATCATTGCAGTCTGGAAATGCTCTTTAAACAACCGCACAAGTTTCTGATCAATACTTTCAACCGTTAAACCAAGCTGTTCTGCTTGAGCTTCAAGTTGTGCCCATGCAGTACGCTGAGATTGTAAATCTCCGGTGCAATTAGCAACTTCGTTACGCACGCGCTGCATGTTATTGTATAAATCAGTATTTTTGCTGACATTTTTATTCACGGCCATAAAGCGCTCAATTTGTGCACTTAGGTCAGCAAAACCTTTCTGATCGCCCAAACTGTCATTTGTTGATTTTATTTGCCGGGACATTTGTGCATATGCAAGATTACAGTTTTTTAACTGGTCTTGCAATGCACGTAATTGTTGAGCCTGATTTTCGTAACCCGAATCATCATTGGCAATATCATTGAATTTTTTAAAAGCATCATTAAAGCTTGCTATATCTGCGCCCTTATTTGCAAGATCTTGTGCTTGTGTACTTAGGGCGGTTGCTTTGCTCTTTAATGTTTCAATAGAAGTTGTTAGATGTTCTTGGTTTACAGTAGCCTGTGATGCCGATTGCCCCATATTGTTATATGCGACTTCTACTTTATAGGCTCCATCTTCAACGGCTTTTGCAAGTTCTGGAAATCTATCAAGGAGATCAACTTTATTATCGTCATCTCCAATAAGAGTGTGTATACGACTAGCGGCCTCACCCATTTTATCGGCAGCAGAAATCATTTTGTCATAAGCAACTTCAACATTGTCTTCGCTACCATTTGCACTGAACTTAGCCATATCAGCGTTGGCACTAGCAGCAGATCTGGCGGCTGAAATATAATCATTCAATGCACGAGTTAATTGCTTTGTTTTATCTTTCTGCTCTGATGTATTATTATTTGTGGTTTTTGCCGTGGCACTCAACTGTTCTTGCGCATTAGCTGTTTCTTTTATGGCATTACTAGCACTTTTGGCCTGCTTTTGAATATTTTCTAAAGACTTAGCAGCCCCTTTACCAAAAGCTTCATCTAAACTTTTCTTTAAGGAAGTCTTGTTGACTTTAACATCAATCGCAACAGGATTTTTTTGAGTATATTCTGTAACTTTCTTAAGCTCGCCTTCCAAGCTGGATTTTGTCGTGTCAAGTTTGACTTTAACCTTAACACTCAATTCTTTTGCCATACAATTCCTCCCTCTGGGCTATAGTAATTTTGCTTTACAAATCAGTTACAAAATTCTGTAAACTATGGGTAAAAAATAAAAAGGGGTGGCACAAAACATGCCTACCAAAATATATAAAAAGGGGAGGGAAGTCAGTTCCTAATCTCCCAACTCATCATCTCATCAAATTTGAATTTCATGCCGTGGTTTCCGCCAATCGCACTATAGTGATCGAATAGGTCAACCAGACTTTCTTTTTCACGTAATGTTAGCGACTTATTTTCATAGTTTTTGTCATAAATCGTATTCATTGTATTACGTAGCTCTACTTGGTTTGTTTCATTCTGACTTTTAAATTCTTCGGTAACTTTACGTTTCCATTTCTCGTCAGATTCAATATGACTTTTTAGCAAATCTTTCAATTCACTAATCGCCTTTCGCATACTTTCCATTTCATCTTTATATTCTTTTAACACGTGGTCTGTATTATCACTCTTGGATGCTTTTCTAATTTTTTCAATACACCACTTTCTTAGTGGCTTTACAAACAACATCACACAAGCAATGCTTGTACTAATGGCTCCCATAAAGGAACCAATAGCTTTTGTGATTTCAAATACTTCTTCCATAAGGTTTCTCCCCAAACTCCATTCATATAAAAAAATAGAGCAGGGGAGTGAACCCCTGCTTTCATAATTGCAGATACATTTATTTTATTAAATATTTACTCTTGGCATATGACGTAAAACGTCGTACACTATAACCGAAAGAACGACATAAAACGTCATGCGAACAGGAGGCTTTCTTATGGCTCTTACTACAGAACAGGTTTTTGCACTGGGCATTCTTTATAATAAGCTCGCCACGACTGTCTATGGTGAGGGTGGTCCCAAGGCCAATAACTTCCAAAACGCCACTATGTATCCTTTAATGGAAGTCGCACAGCTCATTCTTCGTGCTCACACAAAACACCGCATGACCCCGGAGCTGGACCGCCTCATTGCTCAGATTTACTCCACAATTACTGAGGATGATATGCAAAACGAGTTTTCTAAGTTGTTTCCTATCGAGCTACAAGGCGCTTTTGCCCTTGGTTATTATCATGGCCAAGCCGAAAAATATTCAGATATCAAACCTCTCGGCCTCAAAGCCATGCGTTCCCGTGCCAACCTGACAGCCCAGCAGGTCGCGGATAAACTCGGTGTATCCCTCCGTCAATACCAACGCATTGAATCCGGCGAAAACAAAGCTTCCATTGACAGAGCACAAACTCTCGCCTCGCTGTTTCAGTGCTCTGTCAATGACTTGTTCTAAGGAGATAATATTATGACGACTGAAATCATCGTAGACGTTTTTGCCTGCACTCACAAAACTTCAGATCATGGCCCTGTCACAACCACCTATTTTACCTTTGTATCAAACGATCTGTATCCTTTTAACATTCCATCGTATTGTAAAGTGAATTTGCTTTATAGATCTAGATATATTATTTTGTTCGCTTCCACATCCATACAGACAAATATGGGGGTAAAAGACTAAAGGAACTGCCATCACCGCCCGTAGTGATTTCGCCATATTTCCAGTTGGGAATACCCCAGCCAGAATTAGACGTGGTAACTTTAGCACTATTTGTGCCATTTGCCAAAACAGCATCAGCAAGTGTATAAGAAGGCAATTCACTTTTGGAAATTGTATGGGTGAATTCGCCCCCAGTGCTACCTGCGGGATAACTGCTGGAAGCAGCAAGCAAAAAGCAGTCAGAAATTCTTTCCCAGGTACCGCCAAATAGATTTGCCGGGCTTGTACTGCTTACGCTCATGTAAATGCTGCCAATCGGCCAGGCCGCAAGTTTTGCTTCCGCGATGGCTGCTTTTACCGCTGCTGGTGTTGCTGCAATTCCTCCGCTGGTTGAACTGGTTGAACTGGTCGAATCGCTCAGCTTCACGCCGCCCGCGGTCGAAGCATTACCTGTCGGCAGTGTATACTTAGTATCCGTTGTCGGCGGTGTATACCCCAAAGCATTTGTTACATTCGCCTTTGTCAAACTAATCGTGCCGGAATTCTCCGTAATGTTACTCCCGATTTTTACACCACCCAAAGTCCAAGCACTCGCGGTTGGCAGTGTGTACTTGGTATCAGTCGTAGGTGGCGTATAACCCAGTGCATTTGTCACGTTAGTTTTACTAATGCTGATCGTGCCGTTGTTCACTGTAATATTGCTGCCAATCTTTACACCACCCAGGGTTGAACTGGTAGCGGCAGGCAGCGTATAAGTTGATCCACTACTCGCAGGCGTCATGTAAATCTGGTTCGCATTCAAAGTGCCCGCATTTTTGGCACTGTCATATTGGCTCTGTGTTAGGTAATTGATTACTAAACTGTCTAGCTTTGTATTTGTCGCCATATTGTATACTTCTCACCTCACTTCACAAATACTCGGATGTGGTTTTCATCCAACCGTTCCATCACACGGTATCCGGTTTCTGCTTTAGTTCCAATGCCATTATCATTGGCAGCACAAAATCCGTTTATTTCACAGGTGCCGTCGTCCACCACAACCAGCTTTCCCATCAGGCCAACAGCATCCCATTCTTTGCGCTGTCCGCGGGCAATATACTGTTTGTCATTATCATAGTTCGGGTTCAACACCAGGCCGTTCTCTGTGGTGCTGTCATGCTTCAGTGCTCCAAAAATATCACGCTCGTACATGCCAGCCCACTGGTCCTCAGCAGTATCGCCCAGCACAGTCGGGTTGCCGGATACAATACCCAAAATGTAAGGATCTTTGCTGTTTGCCAGTCGAATGTATTTCCCATCCAACGTCACAAACATGCCACGCCGGTCTTCCCCATCAGGGTTCCCGTCCTGCCACTCAAACATTTCCGCATAGTCAGCGCCAGAAGAAGAATAGGTACCGCCATAAGCTTTGCCATCGTAGACAATACGAAAGCTGTTGCTTTTTGCAGAGGATGTTCCGTTTCCTAAAATAAGAACATTGCTTGTCGGATTATTATTTGATGTAATAGCATAAGAGGATACGCAATAATTTCCGCCAACAAACCCACTGTTTAAGCCGTCATAATATACGGTGACATAATTATTTCCACCTTTTAATCCAGTAACTTTGTTTCCGGTACCAACAATCAAAGAATGAGATGGCCCATAATCAGCTCCGGCACCAGCAGAAACAGTACCAACGGAATTTTCTCCTAAAATAACATTCCCACGTCCGTCCATAAGGCTGTTCGTTACATTTGCTTTTGTCAGGCTAATCGTGCCACTGCTCACTGTAATATTGCTACCAATCTTCACTCCACCCAATGTAGAACTTGTCGCGGTCGGCAGTGTATAACTCGTACTACTTGCCGGTGTCATATAAATCTGGTTTGCGTTCAGTTTTCCATTTGTCTTAGCCGCATCATACTGGCTTTGTGTCAGGTAGTTAATTACCAAACTGTCCAGCTTTGTATCAGTAGCCATAATCATATACCTCTCGTTACAATCGCACTGATTGCGGATAATCCGCTCGGCAGCCCAGTCAGTTTACCGTTGCTGATGCTTAGGCTCAGGTTGGTGCTGCTTGGGCCGCCGTACATGGCGCTCTTGTGGTACTTATCGCCCTCAAACGCGATCAGGCTCGTAGACTGTCCGCCCCAGCCGCTGGAACTGGTCATGGTGCCGTAGCCCCAAATCTTGATTGCCCCGTCAGTGCGCTTAAAACTAACGCTGGGGTTGGTGTTCGTGATGGCGTATGCTTCCACATTGTTATTGCCACTGCCGCCGGAACTCCCGCCGCCGGCATAAGTTCCTGTCACACCAAAAATGCTCACACCGCTCTTAATGTTCCCGGCCACCAGGTTTGCATCGCCTTTAATGGTCTGGGCACCACTTAAATACTGGCTTGCCGCAATACTTTGGTCACTGGTCTTTGGGGTGTAAGTTGCCGCAGCCTTCTTAGTTATGCCACTGCCAACATAAGTTCTGGAAACAGCGTTTACCGTTACGGAACTCAAACCATCATACCCGCTGTCCGGGCTGATGGTCTGGGTACTTTCACTAGGTGTCGCGGTTTTTGTCTGTAGCCTGGGGCTGCTTCCGCCACTGCTGCTCCCAGCATAACTACCTGTCACATTAAAAATCTTCACACCGCTTCTAATGTTACCGGCGGTTAAATTGCTGTCACCCTTAATCGTCTGGGTCCCGTTCAAATACTGGCCGGATGCAATGCTCTGGTCACTCGTTCCCGGCGTATAAGTCGCAGCACTCTTTTTCGTTACGCCGCTTCCCACATAAGTTCTCGATACTGCATTTACTGTAACCTGGCTCAAACCGTCATAGCCATTGTCTGCCTTGATCGTCTGTGCGCTCTCACTGGGGCTAACCGTCTTGCTCTGCAAACTCGCCCCACTGGCACCACCAGTCACAAAACCTCCCTGCATATCTACCTGCGTACTTCCTAAATAAACTCCCATATAAAAATCACCACCTACTAATTGTCACACTTGTTGCGCCCACACTGGCTGCCGTAATACTGATCGATTTTGCACTGCTGCCATCCCATGCACCTTGGCTTGTCCCGTTCAGGTTAATCGTCAAAGCTGCATTCACCTTGTTGGCGCTCGTTGCGGCACCGCCTGCACTGCTGGACCCAGCATAATTGTGGGTGTGGCCGCTTGCCGCCTTACCATCAATCAAACCTTTCAATACCTTGCCCTGGTTTGCGCTCAAGCTATCTGTGGTCGAAGTCGAAGTCAAGTTGTCCTGGATTCCTCGCCATGTATTTGCCGGCACAGCCCAGGTCCCGTCTCCACGCAAGTAATATGTCTGTTGGCCTTTGGCCGGTGCCGGAACAAGTCCTGTACTGCCCGCCACATCAGCGGTCGCTTTCGCAAACACACCATAGGTTGTATTCGTATCCGGGGGTACAGCCCAGGTTCCATCACTGCGCAGGTAACGCTTTGCATTGCCCGCCACCGGCGCAATCACCAAGCCGGTACTGCCCGCTTCGCTTGTGGTCGCTCCCTTAAAAGTGTCATAAGTCGTGTTAGTATCCTGGGTCGTAATCGTCCCGGTCGTGTTGTCATCCTTTGTATAAGTAATGGTTGTACCGCTTACACTTAAATTTTTAATCACCCCGTGCGTATGGCTGCTCGGTGTAAAGGTACTCGGTTTCCCCGTCACGCTGTCCCAGGTATGGGTATGTCCCATAGCCGCCTTGCCATCCACCAGGGTTTTCAGCGCCTTGCCCTGCGCTGCGCTCAAACTGTCGGTCGTACTGTCGCTGGTCAAATTATTTTGGATGCCGCGCCAAGTGTCGGTGTCTGTCAGCTTGTCCTGTACCCATCCGCTCCAGGTCCCGTTTGCACACTGGCGGCGGTAAGCAGCACTATCGCCGTAAATAATCTGGGTATAATAATTTCCACTTGCCCGGTGAATCACAATCAAGCCAAAATGATCTACGTTACTTGGTTTATTTGTCACGCTGTTGCTGCCGCCAGAACTGTAAAATCCTGGCGTCACCACATCGTTTAAGTTCTCGTTTGTCAACACAATCATGGCGGCCTTGCTCTCATTCAGGATCTTACCCTGGTTTGCCGCAAGGCTCTGGTCGGTCGCGCTGTTGGTCAAGCTATTCACAACCGGCCGCCATGTGTTTGTGTCCTGTTTGGGTGGGATGTATCCCAGTGCATTCGTTACATTGGCCGCCGTCACACTAAGCACGCCGCTGTTGTTTGTAATGTTCGCTCCGGTTTTCACGCCGCCCAACACATTGCTGGTCGCCGTGGGCAGGCTGTATTTGTTCGCCCCCTCGGCAATCCCATCCAATTTTTTCTTATCGGCTGCGCTCATAAAGCCAGCCGCGCTCTGTGTAGCTCCCCCGTGCCCGTGGCTAATGGGCGCAAAAATGGTTTTCAGCTTGCCAAAAAAGTAGCTCAACCCCGCGTTACTCAAATATCCCACTTTACCACACCTCCTCTTGGTTTAGTTTTTAAGATGCCAAAATGGTATCAATTTCAGTGTTCTGGATCGCATCAATGGTAAACACCTGGCCCAGTCCATCCCACTTCTCGCCGTTCCAGGCATAGTTCATGCCATTGCCAACGTCGTATACATCGCCAATGGTCTGGCCGCTGGTCGGCAGCTTGTCATAACTTGCCACACTGCCTTTGTAACGATACATAGCGGCAATGTCGCTCTTCAGGGCATAGGTGCTTGCCGCGCCAAAACCATCCAGTTTCTTCTTGTCGGCAGTGCTCATCAGGCCATGGGTGCTCTGGGTGGCATCATTGTAGGTGGTGTTGGTGCTGGGAATGCCCAATGCCGTAATATCGCCCTTGGCAACCGCAGTCACAGCGCTCACATGTCCGGTCGCATCCACAGTAATTTTGTACAGGCCACTGTTCTGTGCGGTATAGCTGGGGTGTACATACTTGTTGGCACCGGCAGCAATGCCGTCCAGTTTTGTTTTGTCAGCCGCGGTCATCAAACCGTGTGCGCTCTGGGTTGCATCGTTGTAAGTGGTATTGGTCGGGGTTGCCCAGGTGCCATCACCGCGCAGATACAATCCCTGCTGCCCTTTGGCAGGTGCGCTCACCAGGCCGGAACTACCAGCCGTATCAGCGGTCGCACCCTTAAAGTTGGTATAGGTGGTGTCTTTGTCAGCAACCCACTTGGCCGTACCATCGGCACTCCAGCCCAGGATCATGCCGTCAGAACCACCTACCGGGATGTGCTTGTTGCCGCTTGTAGCTGGATGTACATATTTGTTTGCACCGTCCGCAACACCGTCCAGCTTCTTCTTATCAGCGGCACTCATCAGGCCGGCGCTCGTGGTGCTTGCAGCTCCATAGGTGGTGTTCGGAGGGGTCGTCCAAGCACCGGTCGAATCCAGCCAGCGCTGCGCACCCTTCGTCGGGCTGGGCACCAATCCGCTCTTGCCATCCGCATCAACCGTTGCGCCGCTCATCACGCTGTAGGTGGTATCCTTTTCGTTTACCCACTTAGCGGTGCCGTCCGCGCTCCAACCCAAAATCTGGTTGGCACTGCCGCCTGCAGGGATATGTTTATTCCCGCTGGTTGTCGGGTGGATGTAATTCATCAGGCCGGCCAGTTTGGTCTTTTCTGCCGTGGTGTAATCATTGGTCGAAAGCCCCTTGCCATCAACCTTGTCTACCTTGCCCGCCAGCAAAGCTTTAATCTTCTGACAAAAATAAAGCAGACCGTCATAACTCAAAAATTTCATATTATCCCCTCCTATTCGTCTTTGAATAAATTATCAATTTGGCTGTTGGTAATCTCGTCAATCACAGCTTCCGGGCTTGGGGTGTTGATAATCAGTCTCCCATCTGCATCCGCCGTCACGCTCGTAATGCCGGTGCCGCGCACCTTTACCGTACCTTTTGCCACATCACCATGTTTCAGCTCCAAATTGACTTCTGTGGCATCAGCCTTGCTGGCCCCAATTGTAAAATCAGTGTCATTCAGCATTACCCAACCAGAGTTATAAATATATAAATCTCCGGGCGGCAGGTAATAAATCTTCCCGGCCAGCGGGGCCAATGGCAGCTCACTCACCCGTTCCAGATCGCTTCCAATCCGAACTCGCCCGCCGGCTGTGTCCCGGTAAGTGTTTCCCGTATCCAAGCAGCATACCAGCTGTCCATCCACAATAGGAGTTTTATCCAGCTGCGACTGTTGGATCTCGCATAAAGAAAGTTTTGACATCGTAAAACTCCTTTTTGTAACAATAAAAAAACCGCCTACCTGCGTACAGATAAGCGGTTTCGATTCAGTATTTAATTTGACAAATTTTGCATTGACAGTATAATAATAGCAGAACTAAGGCACCAACGTTTATTCCTTTTTGCCATATCTTCCTCATAGACGTAATAGGCGGTCAAACCTCCCATCTGCCGCAAGGCATTGTGGAGCGCCCTTACTTTGCCTTCCGGTAAATTTATTTTTGCCAGGAGGTGATGCTTATGCTGGATCTATCCTTTGTTGATACCATCGTCATTATTGGCGTTGTGTTCACTGGGGTACAGACTGTCGTAGCAGTTATCACGTTTTTTCGTGGTAATAAAAAGTAAAACCGCCCTGTCGCCCACAGAACGGTTTTTGCTATGATGGTTTAACTGTCATACATAAACTATAAACTGAGGTAGACCGTCTATGTCAGTGCCTTAGTTCTACTATTATTATATATTCAACATCGTTGTTTGTCAATACAATATAAAACCTTCGCTGCACAGTGCATGTTCTCCTTATTTCGCAAAACACTGGCTCCACAGCGAAGGCTATTTTTTATGTCAATTTGAAATAACTAACCGCTTGGCCGTCTCAGCCAATGGTCTTCCAGGTAATAGCGCCCTCAACAACCTTCACACGGGTATCCATGGCAGTGTTCAGGCCGTCAGCATACTCCTTGGCGGCATCACGGGCAGCATCAGCCTTGGTGGTTGCGTCAGCAGCGGCAGCAGCAATGGCCTCGCTCTTGGCGGCAGCCAGCTGTTCAGTGCCCACCTTGGCATCCCAGGCGGCCTTCTGTTCCTTGGTCACATGGATGTCGGCATTCGCAGTGTGTGTATCCAGGGCGGTCTGCACAGCCTTGATCTTTTTGTCAGCTTCAGCCTTGGTATAAGCATCGGGCACAGCAACATACAGGCCGTCTTCCTCCAGGGTAATGGAGTTGTCAGCCTTGGCGCTCACCTTCACCTTCACGCTGATCTTATTGTCGGTAGAAACAGTAACCTCAGCGGTGGAAGTTGCCAGACCGGTGTAAACATCAATCAGGCTGCCAACCGGGATTTTGATCACATCGCCGCTGGTAATGGTCAGCTCAATGTTTTTGTCCTTGGCATTATAAGTACCGCTGGTCACAACCAGATCCTTGCCCAGCGCAATGGTCAGTTCGTCGCCGCCAAATACCGGTAGCTTGATGGTGCGGGTGCTTGCGTCATAAGTCGGTGTATGCACAACGCCAGTCAGGGTGGTAGCAACGGGGTCGCCGCCCTTGGCAACACTCAGCACGCCATCATTGTAGGTAACATCGGTAACAAACACACCCTTGCTGCCAACAACGCCCTCAATCTTGGCATCAACGTAGTCGGCAACAGCCTTGGTGGTCGGCACATTGTCATCGCTGGCGTCGGCAGCCGGGATCTCAGTCACGGTGGCCTTGTTCAGCTGGATATAGCTGGTGCCATTGAACACATGCAGGGTAAAGTCGCTGGTGCGCACATAAACAACGCCCTGCACCTGGCCGGAACCAGGCAGGGTGCTCACCAGCTTGCAGCTCTTGGTGTATTCAACTGCACCCTTAAAAATCTGCAAAGTGTCAGTCAAAAAATACAGGGTGTCGTTGTCCTTTGCCTCCAGGGCTTCAAAGTTAGCTTTGGTGCCATAATTAAATTTTACTTCTGCCATAATTATCTCTCCTTAAATTTCATGTTGTTTTTGTCGGTTAAAATTCCTGCCAAACAAATCCAGTGCTTGCAGTGCTGAACGGCTCAACAGCAAACTTCCCGGTGTCCAACAGCTGTACAATCCACGGCTCGTACTTGCCCTCGGTGTTTTTAATCATTACGGTCTGTCCGGCATAAGTGTCGCTGCTGTTGTTCAGCTGCTCATTGGCTTGCCCGTTGCTGTCAAAAACACGGGTACGGGGGCGGATCGCCTGTTTGCTCTTATCGTCACGGATGTAATAAAACTCCGATGTGTCCTTGGTAATAACCAGGTCCTTCTCGTCAATAATTCCATTCGTAATTGCTGTATCCAGATTTTCCGCGTTACCATAGCCCAACTTGCTTGTGGTTGCCATTCTCCCAACTCCTTTCTCCATTTGTCGCTATATAGAAAAAACGCAGGCGGCCAAGCCTTAAAACTCAACCACCCGCATATTTCCATCAGTTGTACTATCACCGCCGCCGGAACCGCCGCTGCTCTTGATCTCTACCGCATTGCCAATCGGGCTTCCGTTGGCGGTCAGCTGCAGCATGTCATTCTTGTAGCTCAGGTTGTCAGCCTTGCTGTTCATCATGGCGTTGCTCTTATCAATCATGGCCTTCAGCATGGCCTGCATCGCAATAATCCGCTGGTCCAAAGCATTCAGTGCTTCGTCCGGGATCGTGGCCGCCCAGTCGTAAACATCAACAATTTTAATTTCGCCCGGTCCAACCTTGCGGATATACTGGGTGGTTCTGCCTTCAACATCCATCTCAATGTTACCAAAGGTCAGCTGGAACTCAATCACACCAGCCTCACTGGTCAGCGCTGTGTCAAACGGCAGCTTGTATTCCAGCTTGTTTTTATACAGCTCGTCACTTAGCGTCAAAAACTCGGTGCGGTATTTCTTGCTCACCGGCAACCGGTATTCCAGCATTACCACATAGTCGCGCATGTCTTTGCCCTTGTATTCCGGGTCAGCCAAAAAATGCAATGTGTCTACCAGTTTGCTCTGCTGCATCACGCGCTCCACCACACTGGCGGTCAGGGTATTGTCCTCGTTAATCAGGATCGTGTACATTGCTCGTCTCCTTTCCGCCCACAATGTAGTCAAACTCATTGCGGCTGATTTTGCCCTTGTGCCACAGCGCATTTAGGGTCGCTTCTTTTAATCGGCGATCCAAATACAGCCGCCGCAAACTCTCCACAAAGTCGCTCATAGCACACCTCCTTCAATCAGGCTCAGGGTATAAGCATCAATAATAGCCTCAGGGGTTTTGGCCCCCAAGGCTTTCAGCTTATCATATTCGTAAACACTGATCTCTTCCAGCTGCACGGTATCGTATCCTGCCGCCGGAATGTTATAGTATCCGTCCACATGCCAGATGTAGCGCCCATCACTGCTCACAATTCCTTCGGCATCGTCTGCCGTGCAGTTCACCATAATCCCGTGTTTCGCCTGGTATTTCACAAAACTCAGGTGGTCAAGGGTATCAATCACCTGGCCGTTATATATCACCTTGTAATACATTTCGTCCCTCAACCTCCTTTACACGCTGAACATCACACGCACGCCATGCTGCTCATTCGGGGTAATATAGCTGTAAATCTGGCCGTCCGCTGCAACCTGCAAAAAGTAATCTGCATACTGAACATTCGGGCTGCGTGTCCAATAAGTGGTGGCCGCGCCATCATCGTCATAGCAGATTCGGCTCTGATTATCTGTCATGTAACTGATCGTTGTACCTTCATAAATATACGGCTCACTGTTCATGCTGGGGTTCAGCTCATATGCAGCCGGTATAAAGAAGTAACAGTCCGCCGTCACAATTTCCTTGGATGTTCCGCCCGCACTGGATGTCACTTTTACCTTTTGGATCAACTGCTGCCATCCAATCGGCAAGGCATTCGGCAGCCGCTTGTCCAGGTAGGTGCGCAGCGTTGCTGCGGGCCAACCGCCATTGTTGTAATAGCTGCTGGTAATCGGCATCTTGCGTGCCAGCGTATTTTTCGCCAAAAACGTCATTGCGCAGCGCTTGTTTGTGTTATCGCTTAAATAAAACTGCTTAAATCCGCACATCTCATATTCGCGGGTTTCATGCGGCCATGCAGCCAGCTTCCGGCAGGCATTGTCGCCCAGGTCTGCATACCAAACTTTCGCCCAGTACACATCACCCTTGGCAAACCGTTCATATTCTCCGTCATCTGCCTTGGCGCAACCAAACACCAGCGTTGCATTGGTCTGTGTAATTCGTCCACGGTTAATCTCGGTGTAAACAATGTCGTCACCGTAAATATTAGCCGTATACACATGCAGGTTGTTTTCTCCCTTCTTGTGGCGCATTACCACCATGTCACGGGTTCCAACTGTGGCAGCTGTTGCGCTTTCGGTGCCCCAACTGATCTTGGCTCCATTATTATTCCAAATGCGGATGCCGTTCATGCCGTTGGTTTCAAAACACTGCATCAGCACAGCATTGGCCGTATCGGTTGTGGTCATCCGGTAGTCTACCGCCAGCACCCAGTCCCGGTCTTCCTTCAACAGCTGCACACCGGTATCCACATAGTTGGTGCCATCAAAGGTCTTTTTCTCATTGATCAAAACCTTCTCTTCAATGTCAGAGTAGCTAAAGTCGTTGCCCATCGTAATGGTCACAGCGTCCTTGGGGCTAACCACCTTATTCTCCATACCAACCTTTTTCATTGCGTAAATCTCAACCGGGCGCAAACTACCAATCTCTTTGCCGTCAAAATAACCAGAGGTATATTCGCAGCTGTCATATACCGCATTGATGTCCTTGTCTCCGTTCACATATCCGCCCTTGTCCCAATGGTCAAACAGGTAGAACTTATAAGCACCTTCCTCCGCCGTGTAGGTCGGGGTATCGCCTTCGTACAACACCATGCTGCCATAGGGGGCAACTGTTTTCTGCTTCTCCGCACCATTGTTCAGGTAGCGCACGGTATACTTCCGCACACTCTCGGTATATTTGGCCGTTACGGTCTGGTTGGTAAATACTGTAACAAACTTTGTGTCCCATCCAGCATAAGTAAAGTCAGTGCTCACCGTGCTCTTCTTGGTCGGCTTCGGGATCGGCTTCTCCGCACGGGTCACAGGGTCTACAGCCTTACCACCCTTGTCAATATACTGCACATCCAAAACTGTATGCTCGTCATCATCATTCACAAAGGTCCAGGTAAACTGTTCCACCAGCGTGTTATAGCTGATCTTCAAATCCGGCCACTGTGCATTAAACTCTGCCAGTTTCTTTTCACGCATAATGGGCACATGTACCTTGCCCTCCAGTACAGAGTGCTCGGTGTTATAGCCGTTCTCATCCAGGCCGGTCATCGTGTACAGCCGGTCAAGCAGCGCTGTATCCTCGCATTCCCAATCAAGGCCAGTCAGGCGCACGCGGTTCAAACCTGTGCATTTTTCCAACATAGTTTTCAGGTCAATGGTCGGGCAGCTTTCCACAACCAATGTGGTCAGGTTCTCATAGCCGTTAATCTTCAAATCGGTCAGGTGATTCAGGCTCTGTGCCGTCAGGCTTGCAATCGCAGGCAGTTCAGCCTTTTCAATCTTGCCACTCTTGGCAAACGCCACACCGGTAATACCGCTGCCGCCGGCATAAAAATCGATCAGGTTTACACATCCCGCCAAGCTGATGGATTTCTTCAGGTTTGGCACATTCTGCAAATTCAGGTGTTCCAGCAGCGTATTGTTGCCAACCGCAAAGTCGGTCATATTTGTGTTGCGGTAGCCTTCGGTACCGTTGCCAACCTTCAAGTCGGTCAATTTCGCACCATGGCTAAAATCAACATACCCAGGGTAAAACCCACTAATGTCGCCAATGCTCTGTATCAGGCTGGCATTGTAAACATAAACCTCGGTATCGTTCATGGCTGCAATCGGGCACTCAATCGTGTAGGTCTGACCGCGCTTGCCGCGCATTTTTACCGGGTTGGAGCCATACAAAACACTCACATAGGTATCTGCATACGGGCGGATATGGAACGTACCGTCCGGCTGCACACCTGTCCAGTTGGTGGGGGTATAGCCGCGGATCGTCATATCATCAGCCGTGCAGGTCGTACCGCTGTACTTGCTCGCAATATACTTTTCCTGGTACTTCTGGTACTGGCGGCGCTGGTGGCGCTTATTGCCGTGCATCATCGGCAGGTAACTGGTCGTTCCATTGTCTTCATAGGTGCGGAAATATTTGCGCCGCATGTCCATGATCCAAAGTTTTTCGGGCTTTACATCCTGGTACGCCTCAATCTTGCGCAAAATACGGTTTGCACTCCAGGCCAAAGCGCTCTCACGGTTCAGGTACATCTTCTGCAAATCGTCCGCAAAAAGATCTCGTACCTTGCACCACAGCTTGCTGTCTGCCGCGTTAAACACGCTCTTGGTGCCAATGGTGTCGGTATCCTCATAGCCGTAAGTCAGTGTCAATCCGCCCTCATTGTCGTTGCCCTGGCAGGTATCGTTATCATAATCCATGCAAAAATCCCAATGGATCAGATCTTCTGTGTGGGGGAACACATTCTTGGCGCGGTTATCCACCATTGTGTGGCGCTCAGTGAACAGATAATAGAACAGTACACTGTCCTTGATGAAGTGGTCCTCAAAGTGGGCCTTAAACTCTTCGTCATCTGCATTTACTACCCAGGTCAGCAAGCTCTGCCAGGCATTCTTTGCCGCCTGTGTTTCTTCCTCGGTACACTTTTTGCTAATATAGCGGAACTCAAAGCTGTGGTCGCCGTCCCAGGTTTCCTGGCTCAAATCATCACTCAAAAAGCGGGTCTGGGCATCGGTATTGTTGTCAATCTCAACAATAACTTCCTTGTGGTTTTCGGGGTCCATGCCCTGGGTGTCATTGTTCTTCTTGCTGTTGCCAATATCACCGCAGGCGTAAAAATGCCACTGGCCATCCTTAAACACCGTTGCGTTCTCCACGTCCGTCTCCTGGATAAACACCACGCACGGGTAAAACGCCATCGTATCGCGCACCTTCGGGTTCTCTTTCTTTGCCTTACGGGTATACGGGTTAAACGTGTTGTAATCATCTGCAATGCAGGCGTTATTTGCGTTTTCAGAGCTTGCAATGTTTACCTTGATATTAAAATATTTCTCCGGGATACTGTTCTCTGTCAAGGTATAGGTACTGCCGGTGCTATCGTCGCCAAACGTAAATCCGCCGGAACAGTTAATGTCAATGTTTCGGCCGCTCTCGCCATACGCATTGGAGCTGGTGCCCTGGCCTTTATGGCTGCCGGTCGCGGTCCAGTTATCCTCCACAGCGCGTCCGTTCTTGTAAATCTGCTGGATGGTGGTATTAAAAACCTCATTCTTTTTGCCGGTCGTAAAGGTCGGAGCACTGATCTTGATAATGCGCAGGTCCGGGCACTTCTCGGCCAAAAGGTCAGCATCCAGTTCGCCGCTCACGTTGGTAATATCGTTGCGGTTATAGCGTTCAATCATCAGCTCGGCGTTCTTGGCATCCGCAATAAAGTTGTCCAGGATCTCATCGTCCGACAGCTCCATGCCGTAGGTTTTCATGCGGTATACCTGTACATCACAGTCCGCAGAGCCAATCGTAATGCCAACCGGACTTGCTTGTGTAAAGTTGTCGCTTGCATCGTACAGTTCCACCTTGCAGGGGATACCGTCGCACCATAGCACCATCTCTTTATACTTGCTGTCCGGCAAAATATTGAACTCAAACTCCAAAAAGTCATCTTCGCAAATCGGCAGCTCAATGCGGTTCTGCTGGCTGGTCAGGGTAATTTTCTGTGCCTGTACCGTCAAACCAACGTTGCCATTTGCGCAGGTTAGTGCCGTAGCATCGTAGTCTCGCACATTGGTGGTCTTAAACACCAGCTTAAAGTTCTTACCCTTCTTTTTGGCATCGTCCGCAAACAGCTTATAATCCAGCGTGGCGGTAGTTCCGGCTTTCACGCAAAAGTAAGTATCGCCGTCCTCGTCAATCTGGTAGCCGCCATTGCTCCAGTCAAAGTTATCGCTTACCGTCATCGCGGTATTGCCATCGGTCCACAGGCGGTTTTCGTCCGCATTGGTTCGGCCAGCCGGGTTAAAGTCAAACATCAGGTTGGTTTTCACCGGCTCAATGTTAATGCCCAGCTCGGTAATTTTTACATTGATGGTCTTTACCGTCTCGCCGCAGGTAATGGTTAGCACATGGCTGCCAATCTCACTGCTCTTGTACGTCCAGGTCTGTTTGGTGCGTCCTACTGTCAGCTTGCTGGCAACAATGCCGTCCACAGCCAGGGTCACATTGGTGTTGCTGCTGGCCGGGTCATACACGGTATAGCTGATCGCAACATTGCTGTACTGCTTGGCACTGTAATCCAGCACGGCGCAACTGATAATCGGGGTATTATTGCCCTCTTCCACCCACATAATATCGTGGCGCAGGGTGTTGCTTGTCACCTGTTTGCCATTGATCTCCGCCGTCATGCTCACTTCCAGCAGGTGGCTGCCGTGCTTCTGGGTGGGCAAATTGTAGGTCATCTGGCGGCCTGTCACTGCAGTGCTTGTTCCGCCAATCGCCTTGCCATCCAACTTAAAGCTGATGTTTTTGGCAATATTGCCATACGGAGTAAACCGGTAAGTTACCTCGCCGGAATAAAAAAGAGAGTCATCAAAAATGCTCTCCAAATAAAACTCAACAACATTAACCGACCAGTTCTTGCTGCCCACACTGCCCATGCTGTCCGTAACCTGCAGCCGCACGGTGTTGTCACCGCTGTGCAGGTACTGTGTCACATCAAAGGTGTTCTTGCCCTGGATGATGGTCGTGGTTGCCACCTTGGTGTTGCCCACATACCAGTTGCCAGTCGCATTGCCGGTGTCATCGCCAGCATTGTCCACACTCGTAAACTTAAAGCCGATCAATGCACTGTCGCCCTGAACTACCGTCAGGCTGCTGTCACCAATTCGTTCAATGGTAATGGTGCTGGTTGCCTCACCGCCACCACCGCCACCACCTTTAATGGTAACAACAGTCTTGGTTGTGCCGTCTTCCAACAGGCTCAAATGACCGTCATCACTGGTGTAAGTAATGTCATACTCATGGCCGTTGCTGGGCTTAATATCTTTGATCTTTTCCTGGATTTCTGCAATATCGCTGTTTGCCGTATCCACACTGCCCTGTAAAGCTGTCACGGTATTCTTGGTCACAGTCAAATCATTGGTAAATCCATCCAGTGCAGTTTTGTCCGCCTTATCAGCCAGCAGTTTGTTGGTTGCTTCCTTATTATAATAATCACTCTGCAAGGTGTTCGGCAGGTCGCCCACACTATCCTGCAAAGCTTTCACGGCCTCGTTGTTGCTGGTCTTATATTCATCCAGTGCTGTGCTTACCGGGTTTACCGCCGCGCTGATCTTAGCATCCACCGTTTTGCCATATGCGGTCGTCCACTCTGCGCTGGGATCGGTGCTCAAGGTTACAGTTTTAATCACTGCATCGCCGTTATAAAATGTTAAAGCACGGGTACCCGCATCATACACACAGTTAAAAGCCGCCAATCCGTCGATCCCGGAAATCTTGCCTTCCAACAGTGTAACAAAGCCGTCCACTTCTTCCTTGTTATAATACTTGGCAAGCTCCGTGGTCAGCTCAGTTTTCTTGGTGTAGTTGGTGTCAAGGTCACTCTGCAGCTCCTGTTTAATTCCTGCTGCCGCATTCTGAATCTTATTATCCACACCCGCCGCAGCGTTGGCTGCATCCTGGGCGCTGGCCTGTGCGGCACTGGCATAGCTGGAAGCCTGGCCAACCTTCTCGTCCATCAGGGCAACAAAGCTTGTGTACCAGTCGTTGTCCGGTTCCACCATCTTGGTGCCACTCAAAGCCTCCAGAATATTCAGCTCACCGTTTGGTCGTGTGCGCCACATATAGGTCTCGCTGCGTTCATTTACACCGGTTGCAGTGATCTCAAAGCGCACTGTCCCTTTTTTGCTTGTCACACTATTTGTAACCAGCCAATAGAACCGGATCGTATCCTCGTTGTAGGTAACATTGATCGGCGTGGCATATGCTTCCTGCCCGTCCACATTCAGGTAATGTACCTGCAGCATCATCTGCATCAAATCAATGCCGTCATATCGCCGCGGCATCTTAAACGGGATCACCTGGCTGTTGGTTTCCTGGGTAATGTTGATCTGGGTCTCGTCCATCACAACATTTTTCATCTCGTCAATGGTCGAAAACGCATTGTCGTTATATTGGCTGTACCACAGGTATTTTTCACTACGTGTATAATTGTCATCAGCGGCATATGTACTTATTGCAGACGTTTCAACCTGCACAGGCTTGTTCGTATTAGAACGCATCATAGCCGCACGTTCATTCTTTAGGGATTTACCAAAAGAAATTGCCATAATCAATTCACCCCTATCTATTTTCATTATAAAATATCTTGCCCATGCCGCCTATAACCTTAATGATTTTCAATAAGGAATCAATCAAGTCATGGTTTCGTTTTTATAAAATCTTAATCTTCAAAAGCGCCTTTAATTAAATCAATAATTCGTTCAGGGTTAGCAGTTATCTTTTCTTGAGCTGGGACAATAAACGGTCGCGCTTCACGCCTTGGTTTATAAGCCCAATCAGCCTTTGGCATACTATCGCCAGTTCGTGCTGTTTTTGGGTTCCAATAACTGGCCCATGTTTCATGTTCTGCAGGGTTCCAGCCCATATATCTGCGATGTGTCAATAGAGCTTTTAGGTCAACCCATTTCCCGGCCTCAATCCAACTGGCAAACATTGTCCCGCCAACTGCTGCATTTTTTGCTTCATCAAAAGGCTGTCCAAACACAGAAGGGGAGGGCTTTGCAACATCTTTTACAGTTAATACGCTCTCGCCACCAGTTGTTTTAACTTCTCCAACCATACTATTTACATCATCAATACCACCAGAAGATCGCCCTGGAGTTTGTAAAATGACATTCTCTTTTGCAGTCTGAGAAATTGTTTTTTTTACTTCATCTGCTACTGCTGTTTTTAACGTATTGTCGATTATGCTTTGTGCGCCTTTTAGTAGATCGTCAAAATTTGTATATTCGGGCATATAAATACCTCAAATTTCAAATTTATCTTTTTCTTCGCGGATTTTCTTTTTGTCTTCTTTTATATAAAACTTTTGTGTTACATCCGTTCCAAGATGATTAAGAAGGGAAGAGACATCCTCAAGACTCATACCAGCATTCTTCAAAAGAGTTGCGCCACTATGTCTAAAATCATGAGGATGTAATGTACTTACACCAATCATTGATCCAATTTCTTTGCACCACACATCCAATGCGCTGGCACTGATTGGCTGGTATGCCCCTTTATAATAAGCAGGGAATACATAGCCACCATCCTGCATTCCATGATGTTTCCTAAAATTGTATAATTCAAGCAACAAATCCTTTACTTCGCTACTAAACATCAGATCAACAATTCGCTGTTCTTTTTCTAACACACCGATTACAATACGGTTGTCATAGTCAATAGCATCCCATTTTACATTACGAACAGCATTTACTCTTGCCAATGTACTTAAAGAAAACATTGCATACACTTGCATGGTTAAGCATAAATTTTTATCGCTTACCAACGTCGCTTTTTGGACTCTTTTGGCTAATGAAACCCTCATTTCATTCACTTGTTCTTTTGTAAGGTACGTCTGTACCATTACATTTACATCCTTTTTGGGGCGATCAATAAATTCCATGGGGTTTTCATTGATAATGCGTTTTTTGCGCAAGTACCGATAAAAAGCAGATATGGTACTCATGCGTCGTTTCATGCGGCGGCTATTATTTCCGCTTTGTTTGCAGAAAAACAAAAATTCTTCTACGTCGTTCTCATCAAGTTCAGTAATACACACATTCCCTTGATTCTCTAAAATATAAATAAACCACTGTAACGCATCGTTAGAATAAGCATAAATAGTCTTTGGGCTTAATTCTCGCAAGCTCATATCCATTTCATATCGTTTCCAATATTTCAAAGTATCGGAATTTATTTTCTTTATCTTCTCTTCGTCATAAAAGCGAATCGGCGCACTTTTCTTAACCATACCTCATGCACCCTACCTTTTATTTCTTTTCTTTAATCTTTTCATACTGGATTGCAGCTCGCGCAAGCTTTTTCGGGGGCACTCGGCTCAAACTCTTTGCAGCCTCAGTCAAAGTACCCATGTCGATACCATCCAGATTCTTTTCCATTTTGCCCAAAATACCAGCGGCCATAACCAAGAAAGTATTCAGCGGGTTTTGCTCAACAGCAGCTCGTTCCAAACAAGCATCTTTCATTCCATTAAGTTCATCAATATTGATTTCACCAGGGAAATCCGATTCCCAATTTTCATAGGCAAATTCAGGCCATTCACTTTGCGGAATGTTTGAATAATCAGTTCCCAAATAATATTTTCTGGCAACAACCCTAAAAATCAAATCAAACAATGCAGGCTGATATTCGCCGCTAACAGTACAAAGCTGAATTACTTCATTTACAAAATCAACACGTTCCTGTAATGTCAAATATTTCATTATGTATCTCCCTTTTATTTGTTTTTTTGCTTACGGCGGGCACTTCGCATTTTTTTTAGTGCGTCATACTCAATCCACCCACCATCTTTTTTGGAATAGCTAATCCATCTGTAATCAAGATTAGGATATTTATACCAAAACATTTTTCGCTTTAGTAGGGCAGTAGGATCTGCCATACCTTTTGTGTCGATTATTTGTTTCTGCCCATCACTCCACGTTAAAACAAAATCTGCTTTATAAACAATCGCACGTACTGTTTCATTACTCCCATCGCTTTTCTTGTGTTTGTATCCGCACTGCAATTCAAATGGGATTTGCCGCTCACAGTTTAAGATTTCACCACTTTCGATTTTTGGTAAAACAAAATCACGATAGTATTTCATTTCCAGTTCGCTGTCAAAAATAATTCCAGCAAATGTACGGCGTGTTTTATCTTTACTCACATTAAATTTGCTTGCCATATATTTCTCTAAAACAAAAAAGCCGGGCAGCCATATAGGCCACTCGGCATAAGTTGATTTTTATAAAAATTCTAAAAACGTTATATTAAATATTTTACTTTCGTAAAAATGGTCGTCACAAAGTTCTCTAAACCCCATGTTGCATCTGGCGTTTACTCGCTTTCAATAGAACCTTCTAACATTTTTGCAATATTCATCACAGGTAAAACAATCGGGGCAGTTTCTGGCTGCGCGGTAAGTAATGTCAGTTGAGAACGAATATAGGCAAAGAGAATGGCAACAGCATTATTATTCAATAGAACGTCTTTGTTGCTCAAAGACTCATCAATAGAGCAAAACCCACTAATTTGAACTTTGGCAACATATTCAGACTTGCGGGTTGCTGTAGTTAAAACAGTAACTCGATATTTTCCATCCGACAATTTTGTGACTTTTTTACTTATCTCTAAATCCGTTTTAATATTAGGATCATTAGTCCTAAAACCTTCACGATGAAAAGAAATTTCATCAAAAACAACGGGGTCTATCTGTAAAACACTTTGTATAGGAGATAGGTTCTTCGCCTGGTCCATTGTATATCACCTGTATTCATATATTGATTTGCAGAAAAAAAACAATCATGCAGCAGTAGATGGACTATATTTATTCAAACTTGAAGAATTATATTCGCCTGAATGTAATGTATCTAAAAAGCTATTATCACATACAACTTGCTTTAAAGAAATACTTTCAGGCAATATATCTCCTGGAATACAAATTTTAGAATATTGAAATTTTGGCTCTAATTGAAAGTTGGACAAAAAGCTGAGATCCAAATTGTCAAATTGAACGGTTTCTGAATTTTGATTCCAAGTCGAATGAGCTTCAGAACGCAGTTGTTCTATGATAGATTCTCGCAACACAGCATTTTCATGTGAAGGATAACGCAAATAATGTTGTAATCTTTCCATTGCTTCATGTGAAATATTATGAGTTTCCTGAATCATAAATGATTTCTCCTAAATATTTGTTTACATATATGATGTTTCAATCGACTGTATTTTATCCAAGTCAGAGGGAGAAACTAGATCTAAAAACATAAACTCTGTTTCGGGGTTGTCTAAACTTGGTTCTAAATCTATAAAAGAAAACCTTTCATACCAACTTTTAAGTTCTCTAAAAGCTTCTAATGTAACCAGACGTAAAGGACAATATTTCACAATATCTTCAATAGATAATAAAATATGCTTAAAAATAGTAGTTCCGATACAATGCTTTTGAAATTCTTGACGTACTGCTATATATTGAATATGAATAGAATAAAGGTCATTATATAAATTAAGAGAATGCTCATCCAGGGGTTGGTCAAATTCAGAGTTGTTAAAACGCCTCAATTCAATACGGTAATAAGCAACAACGAACCCCTCAGCTGTTACCTCGTAGGCATAACTGCGTTTCATTAGGCACAAAAAGTATGAATCTTGTACCATTTTGTCAATACTTTGTACACCGCATGTAAAAGTAGAATCTGCGGGCCTTGTCATTTTTGTAAATGTCAATGTTCCCATGAGACATCATCCTTGGAAAATTTCACTTAAGATAACTAGACTTTTTTATATAATATACCACATTCTTGTAAAAAAGTATAGTTGAAAAAAACAGTTTTGTACCCGCTAAAAAATAGGGGATACGGATATTACTCCGTACCCCCTTTATTCTTTTGCTTTTTAACTTCTACCTTATTGGTATCTTTCAGAGTAACGTCACTTTTTTGCGCTTTAGCAATGGTCTGCACATCTGCTTCACGGATTTCTTGCAAGCACTTTTGGACATCAGGCAAAAATGTCTTTTCTTCACCTACTTCAAGCGGAATAGCCCTCAGCATTTCAAGTGCAGTTTCTTTAGTGATAATCCCTTTTCTATATTCCTGAATCAGTAAAAAGATCTGATAATGTGCCGCCGTATCGCAAATAATGCGATACGGCATATAACTTTTCACATTCTGGCAGGTATAACAAACTTTATACTGTTTGCCACATGTGCGGCACCAGTTTAGCTTCTTAGCCGCCATAATTACTCACTCAGCATTTCAATGCGAAACAGCTTCTTGTTAGTATCGCAGTAGCGAGGCATAGCACTAACAGAAAGCGGGTGACTCAGCTCGTTGGTCAGGGTCAGGCTCACATTGTTATCCGGCTTAGAATTCGGGAAGATGATATTCAGTGCGCACTTGGTTGCAGTGTCACAGGGAGAGTAGGCCAGAACCTCAATCATAAATTCGCCATACTCGCTATGATGGTCAGCAATATTCTCAATACTTGCACCAGTAGCAGTTTCAAACTTATAACGGACAGCCAGGCGATCACCGGCCTTCAGGCCAGCACCAGTCGGCAGGGTAACAGTGGAACCCTTCACGCTAAAGTTGCTTTCAGCAGCAGTGCCCAGCTCATAAGTTGCCTCAGTTGCACCATTGCCATCAACCTTGTCAATGTACTTAAAGGGAACACCGCTCACTTCCTCATACGGAGTATGGGTCAGAGTGGCAGTAGCACCATCAGCATTCACTTCAATAAACTCAAAGCAAGTAAAAACCTGCTTCTTCTGCTCAGTTGCAGTCTCAACCTCGCTACCAATCTGGTCAGCAAGCATCGGGATATTCATCAAGGCATTATTGCAAGTAAAGGTTGCATTCTTACTGCGTTCAAAAGCCATAATGTTGGAACCCAAAGCATCAGTAGAAAACACAGTTTCACCAGCACACTCCAGGACAGGATCGGTAATCTGGCTTGCAGTCCAACGGCGACGGCCATCGAAATCAAACATATGGGCACGCAGCACGCGGTCAATCAAAAACTCATTAGGATTAAACATATTTTGTCGTCCTTTCATATAAAAAAAATTAAAAAAAATAAAAGCCTATAATCAGGCTTCCGTCCAATTCAGCTGTTTCTTTGTCAATTTGCTTGTATCTATTTTTCCCGAATATATGCCGTGCATCAAATTCGTATAATTCTTCTGCTTTTGAACCTGTTTTAGATGTTCCATAAACAAACTGATAGGCAGATCCAAAGCTTCAAAATAATTATGCTTAAATTCTTGCGTGTCACTCAGTGCAAGTGCCAGATGTCGTAACCTTGGCTCATAAGGTTTCTTTAATGCAAGTCTCGCGTTTTCACGGCTTTCTTCAATCAAAACTCGCTTAGTATAAGCATTTGCAGCCTTTTCATAGTTCTTTTTGATGCCAAGCATGTAACTAATATAGTCAGAAATTTGATAGTATATGGTGCGGTCAATAATAGCTCCACTTTCAGGATCTCGAAATATAATCATATTTGTTTCAGTATCAAGGGTGCGCATCATTTTGGTGGTATCAAGTCCATCAAAAATTAAATGATTATCACTAAACCTTAAATCTGCAAACAACATTATAAACAGCTCGTAATCATCAACTTCTTCGTAATCTCGCCCAATGTCAAAGAGTTGATGTTTGTAATCACTTGGCGTTGCAGTAAAAGCATAAGCCAGTTGATAATATTTCTTTTCACCAAAACGAATAATATCACTGATTTTGGGATTCTTTATTTTTATCCAATCGTTGATACAATAGCTTTCCCCAAACGCTAATGCCTGATCATATTGTTCTTTTAATTCATTCATACTGCACAGACAGTACCGTCATTAACATCTTTGGTCAAAAATGTCAATTCTCGGCAACGATGAACCATATCCAAATCATCTTCTAGGTTACTTGTAAGGCGCAATTTCCCAACACCAAAAGCTTCGCTACCATTGAACATTTTATCAACTAATTGTGCAAGATAGTCCATCCTTGTGGCACCGCCCACACCATTCATTTTCATGATATCCTGATGAACAATAACCCAAATCCTTACGCGAAATTCACCAAGCAGTTCAGTGTCTCCTGCGGTACTCAGCATATCGACTTTAATGCAAATGTAGCTATGTGCACTTTCAATCGTTCCAGGTATATAAAAATAGGGGAATATATATTTATATACAGCCTCATCACTTTCGTTAATATCAGGGTTTCCCATGGCGGCAATAAAATCTTTGTTCCCAATCAGCTTTTTCACAATCAGATTCTTATACTCTATAATTGCACTACTGTTTGCCATTTAGATCAAAGTCACCGCCTTACAAATCAATTCATCAATAAATTCTTCGCCTTCACATTGGAGCTGGATTTTGATACTAGCCCCTTCCAAAAGTGGGTTATCATCCAAAAGAATCTTTAAGGACGTTTCACTTTTCTCTATATGGACGCTATCGGAGAATTCAGGCAAATATATAACACTCCAAATGGCCTGTTTTTCTACTGCCAATCCAGTTTGTTCATCAACAAATTTTGCAGTAAATGTTTTTGCACTGCCACCGATCTTGATATTTGGTGCACCAGCATACTGGATTTTTGAAATAATTGCAGTATCATTTTTATCAGGTGGAATATAATCGCAGATCATTTTTTCAATATTATCTTTCTCTGGATTGTATTGATCTTGTTCAATATTCAACAGCAAAAAACCACGTATACTCCCATCAAGGCTGTATCGTTCTGTATTGATATCAACACATGTAACACGATAAGTCTTTGGCTTTCCGTTGATAATTTCTAGCATAAAACGTTGGTCAACATCAATTTTGGCAGTATCGTCATCGTAAGGAACTTGAAGATTGTATTGCCGTTGGCTCATAGAAGTTTGCTTATTTTCTTCTAGGTTGCTAAAATAGGGCTTTTCCATTGTACACCAACGTGTAAGGATTTCTTTTGTATCAGGATCTTGCCATGTAATCTCACGGTTACATTGCTCCATTTTTGCACTAACACAAAGCTCCCTATTAGCATCAATTTCTGTTACAATCCACTTGCAATTATAGCAGTCAATGATTGCCCCAAGCGGAATATCTTCACCAGGTAAAGTGCGCACTTTCTTTTCAGTAACAATACTTTTATTTTTACTTACAAGCAACGACTGTTTTGTGCCGTTTACTAACGTATTAGGCTCGTAATCAATACTATCCATAAAATGCTGCGCAAAGCTCTGGCGTATTTGCGCAAGCTGAACGTCTTTTCTCGTGTTTTTTACAGCGGCTCCATTGATGGCTCGAACTCGGCTATATATATCCATCAATACCACCTCTTAATCATCACTAGAAAATTCACTATAATCCAAGCTTTTTCTCTTATGTGTCAATCTATCTTTGCTCATATAGTTGTCAATCATGGTAACATTGTCTTCATGAATTCGTTCATATAAAGCTTGGATTGTCTTTCTTTCATTAGAAGGGGAGAATACCTGTAGAGATGACGGTACATGTTGAAAGGCCAACATTTTTAGCTTACTGAACTGGCGCTTATATTCTTGCTCATACATTAAGCAGGCCAGCATATCTACTTCATCATCTGTCAAATCCACATTAAATTCTTCAAGTTCATCGTCGTAGTCGCTAAAACTAAAGTCACTATCATCTGTTCCTACTTTACGCACCAAAATAGAAACGGCTTCTTTTAGGTATGTATGGGCGCGGTCGCGGGCCAATGCCATTACCTGATTTTCACTCAAGTCAAAATAATTGAAAAAGTTTTCATCCGCTTCCATTTTTTCAAAAAAAGCATTGTAGACCTTAAAAAATGAAGTCATGTTCTCACCGCCTCCCATTTTTATAAATTATTCCTCAGTCACAATGGCTACCTTTTTCTTTCTGCCACGCGGCTTTTCAGTATTATTGTCAACGTTTTCTGCACTCAAGGCTGCCGTACCACCCATTTGAGCAAGCATTTTTTCAAACAGCTCCTTGTATTCATTCAACTGTTTATTCTGCTCTGCAATCTGTTTGCGCAGTTCATCCATTTCGGCATTATGTTTACTGGTGGCCGTACCGTCATTTTCTGTTACAACAAGTTCTGTATGCAACTTGCCTGCACGCAATTCTTTATAACGCAAGTCAATCAAACGGCCAACCTTTACACTAAGGTCTTCACCAGCGTTCACCATAGAATAATAGGCTCCGCGCACACGCTCAAAAACAGAAACACTTTTAATGGCAATCAGTTTGTTTAGCTTTTCTGCATTCGGGTGGCGAATAGCGTCATCAATCACTTCCTGGAACAAAATATCAGACTTTTTAATACCAAGGGTTTCATAAATCTTATCTTCTTCGTCAGCGCGGAATCGCAACGTACCATTACGGAATGCGTCACAACGGGAATTGATATATTTAATCTCCGTCATAGTCATAGGAATCATAGTGGGTTCACCATCCTGTGCGGGGGTGAACAAGTGGCCTTTCTGCGGGTCAACACCTTCAACGGCCACAGAATTATTGTTATAATTCAAAACCTCAATAAAATTGTTTTCGGTCATCATTTTACCTTCTCCATAAAAATAATAGGTCCAAAGGGCTTTGTAGACCCTTTGGACTTAAAAAGATCAATCAGTTCAGGGCAATCTTTGCAATGCGCTCAATATGAGAAATAGCAAAACCAAAGGTGTAGTCTTTCACCATCAGGTGAACACGCTCGCCATTGTTATCCATATCCTCATAGGTATGAACTTCGCCCTTCATATCCAGATTGCCGATGGAACCGGCGATACCAAAGATCTTCTTATCAGGAATAAGCAGATCACCATTGCCAAGCTTCTTGGCAGAGCTAATGCCAGTAATGGCAACACCATCATACAGCTTCACAAGGCCATAACGGTTAAAATCAGTCTTCATGGCATCGCTCAGGTACTCAGCGTAACCAGTCATACGGCGCATCTGTGCGCAGTACTTCTGCAGGCTTACAGTAAAGGGCTGACTGCCATCGGTATACTCATTCAGGTACAGGGTCAGGGCATCCATAGCTTCCATGGTCGGCTTTGCGCCAGCAACAGTAATCAGCTGATCACCGCCAGTAATTGCAGCATCAATAGCATTCAGCACAACAGCAAACTGCTTATTCTGCAGGGCCTCCTTCATAAAGGTGGTGATTTCAGCAACACTCTTCCAACCATTCTTGCGCATATCAACATAAGAAATGTCACTTTCAACCTGCAGGTTATGCCACTGCGGCTTCAGGGTTTCAAAGTTCAGATAAGAGCGGGGAACATTACCACCCTTAGCAGCCTCATGAGCAATCAGAGTGTTTTTAGCATTACGCTGTGCCTCATAATCATCAAACTCGCCAATGTTACCACGGGTGAACATGCTGTCCAGCAGTTCATCAGGAGCGGTATACAGCTCATCCTGGATGGTGCGGGTAACAAAAGCGGCAATCTCCTTATTGCTATCATTGCCAGTTTTACCAACTTCCTTTGCCCAGGCATCCAGAACTTCACTGGTTTCTTTTTCCTCGGCAGTCAGGTTCTGCTTGTAGGTGGTCTTTTCCGCAATATCGTACACGCGGGAGGTATCTTTCATAACCTCTGCAACTTCATTGTTAAGCATATTAACTTTCCTTCCTCAATAAAAAGAGCCGAGAGTAAAAACTCTCAGCTCAATAATTTTATGTTCTTTATAGCTGATTCTTATAATCAAGAATTCTGACCAGCATCGGCCAGTTTAACAATCTGTGCGATCTTGTTCACACCATCAGCCTGGAAACCGGCAAGCTTGTAGCAGCTAGAAATACTTGCACTTGCAACCTTCCATTTGCCATCAGTACCAACAGCCAGGTACTTGTCAACGGCGCTTTCCACAACGCTTTCATCATACTGATCAGTGCCGTACATCTCACCCTCATAATTGGGGATAGCCTTAGCAAACTCGCCCTCCTTAACGTTCACAAACTGCTCAAAATAGTCGCTCAGGTTTGCAACGCCAGCATAGATGCCTTCCGGTACGCGCTCCTTCTCAACAAAATAAATGTTCTCGGCAGTTTCCTCGGCAGGCAGAATCAGCTGCTTCTTGCTCAGATCAATCTGAACACCCATGCCAGTAACCATAGCGGTCTTTGCGGTATAGATAGCCGGAATATTCTTGGCTACATTCACCATAAGTTCACGAATCATATTTGTACCTCTCTTAATTTATATCTTTATTTCCGGTTCAGGTAATCATTCATAAGGCTCTTCATATCAAGTTTTACATTTGCCTTATCTACAAGGTTTGCCTTTACCGTTTCAACCTTTTCAGATACTTCTTTTGCGGGCTTTTTGCCCTTTTCCTTTTCGGCCTTCTCCATCAAAGACTGCATATAACGATCAGCAATTACACACTTGATTGCCTTATCATCATTTTTTGCAATCAGTTCAGCAAGCTCGCCGCCTTCGCTAACTTCTGCCTCAGTAATAAAACCACTGCTTACAGCGCTCTTGCGCAAAGCATCCTGTTTCTCGGCAATTTCAGCTGCAATTCGTTTCTGCTCTACTTCCTCAAATTTTTCCTTATAGATTACAAGTTCAGCAATCTCATCATCTTTGGCCTTCAAATCACTGGCTGCTTTAGCAACGGCATCTTCCAGCTGAGAAACCTTTTCACTAGTTTCTTTCAGAGTCATTGTCATCTTTGCAGGTTGCGGATCACCCAAAACAACATTATCATCTTCAACACCATAATGATATACGTCATATTCAGTGCGGTTGCCATCACGTTTTACCCAGACTTCATGCTCTTCCGGGAAAATACAATCAATGTAGCCCATAACACCGCGGTCACGCAGAAGCTTATAGATTTTCTGGAAGATGTCGGCATCGGTCAGGCTGGCAGTTTCATTGGTGCTTGCCTTATCTTTGTCGTCCTTTTTCTCTTCGTCTTCGTCGTTATGAGTGTCATTACCTTTACCGTCGTCATCTTCAACCGGGGCAGGGGGATCTTTATCCTTTTTCTCTTCATCAGTTTTTTCGGTAGGCTTACTCTTTTCAGACATTTCTACAGTATTAGGCACATTAGATTCAGTGCTTTCTACTGCAGCATCCTTAATTTCCTTTTTATTCATGCCTTTTACCTCCATTTCATTGTTTTGATTTAGCACACTAATATCTTGGCCGATAGCATTAGTTATCTCATCATCGAGAGATTCTTCGTTGTCTTGATCCAATTCCGCAACTTCAAGCATTCTACTACAAGCATATGCAGGAGTTACTTTCTCACCAAGCAAGCAATGCGCAGTAAAAATTCCATCATCAATCACTTTGATGATTTTGCCTTCTCTAAGCTCATTGTGAGAATCCAAAATTGTAATTTCCCAGCTGGAATTTAGAGTGCCATTTTCAATTCTTTTCAGAATCAATGCGCACGCTTTAGTAAAGCGCTTCCAAATCTCACAGGTTGCCACAACACAATCAACGTCATCAATTTTTTCAATCGCAACGTTAGTAAATGTGCCAAAGGCATCAGTATCAAACTCGGCGTCCTTATACACATTTCCATTTTCGTCTTTCTTCCATACGATCTTCATGTTATGGCCTGTAAAATCAGAGCCTTTTGAAGTTGTAACAATTTTCCCAACCAGGGGTTTATTCACCAGAGTCCCCATCCAATTTTTGATGGTATCCTGGTTTAGCTGCCGCCTATTTTCGTTTACAGAGAAATCACAAATAACAAATTTGGCCGTATATGTATCTGTGGTTTCTTCCTGTGCACAGCAAATTACGCGGTTACTATAAATTTGCACTTTATCCATCATTTGCACCTATATTCATAAAAATAAAACAGCAAGGTGTTTTACCACGCATTGTTATTGCTGTGCTTTCTTTGCATCATTACGGGCCTTATCATATGCTTGTTTTTCTGTGGCCTCACCTTTGGGGCGTCCAACTTTAGATTCTTCGCTGTCAGAGGTATTGTTGCCACCAGACCCACTATTGGAATTACCACCAGAACTTGTAGTGTATGCAGTGCTATGTGGCGTAAAGATACTATCATAGTCATTGCCATTTTCTTTTTCCCGCCGTGCACGTTCATCAGCAATGTCAACGCCGATCATCTTATATGCAGTTTCATAACTACAACCCAAAGTAGAGAACAAATAGCCAGAAAGAGCTTTCTTCATATCCATGCTCATCATCTCAGATGCAGATATCTTAATATCAGGACAATACTCTGCATCAACATTATTTTCCCGCAAAACAAGCATAGCCCAATCTTTGAATACACTTTCCAACTGTTCACAAATCTTATCAATATTTTTCATTAACTGCCCAAGGCTAATATTTGCAGTCGAAACAGTTTGTGTACCATCAGAGTTCATAAAGCTGATACCAAGTGCCGCCATTTCACGGTTTCTGTACTGGCGCACTGTATCAATATTGGTCATTTCAACTTTTGGCTCTACGTACTCGATACTCTTAACATAGGCAGGTGGAGTAACAACAACCGTGCTTTGTTTCCAGGCACTAAGCAAATTGTTATGTGCAACAAGCTGCTGTGCATAACCATTTCTTTCACAATTACTGCCAAGGATTTTCTCATTCAAATACTGAACAATGATTTTCTTGTTTCTTGCCTTAGCATTTGTACGGTCAGCAGTATCAAATGTTTCAAGCATCAAAGCAGGCTTCAAAGCACGCAAAAATGGGGATACACCATATTTCCGGCCTATATTGCCAATACGCAAAACACCAGTCATATCAACATCCAGTTTTGCGTAGGTGTCATTATTCTTGTATGCCTCATACACTTCAGGCGGATAGTTTGCTTCAACCTCTTCGTCTTGGGTATTAAAGAACAATGGCCGTCGTTTTTTGTCTTTCAGCATTGTTTTACTCAAAGCGTTTTTCAGCTTTTGTATGTTAATCAAAACAATGGGCCGCCCATTAGATGTATAATCACTAATTTCTGCAACGCCAAGAGGATAATAGTCAACAATCCAGTTTTCATCCTTGTGGCGCAAGCACATAATATAATTCCCTTCTGCAAAGGTAATAGGAATTGCAGTTCTTATAATTTTCTTGGCATCAATCTGTTCAAAGAAGTCATCAACAATGGCGCGTGCATTTTCAACAGCTTTTGTTTTATTTCTTTGCTCTGGATACTTTTTATAAGAACATTTGAATTCGGTATTTACATTTGCCTCGATTGCATCAAAGGTAATACCAATCAAATCATCTTTATTGATATACGTTTGGATACAAGCATTGATTGTCAATAGATTGTCAAGTGACGTCTGTGGATTCTTTGCCAATTCATCAATTCGATCAACAGTCAAAGCTTCAGAACTATTTTTATCACTCAAAAACGCACTAAACTGTTTATTCTCAGGATCGTAAGTTGCGACTACACTGCGCAGAATTTCATCCATTCTATTATTGGCAAGCTGATCTGCCGTTAAAATAACAGTTTCTTCATCTGGACTTGATGCAACTATTACATCAAAATTTTCATTATTTTCCATACCTGCATCACATCCTTAAAAATCAATACTTGTTATACAATTTGGCGGTAAAACATCATCACTTTCTGACCGCTGCCGCACAGTAGCATTTCGCCTAAGTTCAAATAGCCTATGAGCAAGCAAAATAGCAACATAGAATCGGTCATCGTGCATTTTGTTTTCAAGCTCTTTTGCCAGAGCATAAGTTACGGTGGTGTTTTCTGGGTTTGTTGATTTGTGGATAGAAGTAACCTCTGTTTTCATTAAATCAATATTTTGCCATGCGGCCTGTTCTTCAAGGCTTAATTCGTGAACATCCATTGTTTCTTGCCCAGTAGTTTTATCAACCCCTGTTACCACTTGAACAAAATCATTTCCATTCCATTCAAGAGGGAAGCGTATTACCCCCAAATCCATTAGGGTAATAAACTCTTCCACCATTTGTGTCCGGTATTTTTTGGGACTAATCAAACGCACTTTATCCACGGCATCGGGATAACGATCCGCATACCCCTCGTAAATGGGGTGCTTTGCATCAATTAGCCCACGGTGTTCATAACCTGACTTATCCTTCCAATTCGCCAGCAAATTATCAGCATAAGTAGAAGTACCACCACCACCAGCACCCTGATCAATACTAATTGTGTCTATAAATTCATAATCAGGTGCGTTGCCATTAAAACGTAAAATAATTTCACGCAGTTCTTCAATTTGTCTAGTGGAATCAAGTTTATACTTTTTACGACTTGCGGTGTCAACCATGTTTTCTACAAACACAATATCCCCACACATACCAAAAGTATCATCTTTATAAAGTCGCATACAACCAACAATACTGTTATCAATCGTTCGTGCAGGGTCAAATGCCAGCGCATACTGGCTTTTGCCATCACCATAAACTTGTGGTAAAATATTGCGTTCATTTCGACGAATCGTTGCCCACTTTACAATTTGACCAGCACCACCATCCATTGTTGGACGATTATAATACAGAAACTTTTACTGTTATTTATGTAAAAAATTTGAAATTATATTTGAAATATTGTTTTGTTCCCAATAGGGGATACGAAGTAATGAAATATTATTGCTTTCACAAAATTCAGTTTTAATTGAATCTCTGGTTAATACTTTGTCAAAAGCTTCCTGTGCATCTGCCTCTCCATGACCTGCAAAATCAATGGGCCAATAATGCTGTTGTCCATCATATTCAATACAGGTATTATAATCTGGAAGATAAAAGTCGAATGGAAGAGGTCTAATATATCGACATTTTTCAAAACGATACTGAATGTCATATTTTATGTTCTCTGAATCCAAATAAGTGGCAATAGCTTCCTCTCCATGAGAAATATAACATTTGGGGCATCCTTCATTCTTCAAAAGATTATGCGGCAAGGCGCTCCATTTGTGCCCACAAGTTAAGCATTTGCACAGAATTTTGGTATTGTAACCTTTATACTCTTCAAGAGGTTCAATATTTTGATTTACACGATGTAGTTTGTTAGTGAATTCTTCATTAGAGATAAGATTATACTCTTTTGCTCTGATTTTCGCAGCACAGCGCGGGCAATTACAACCAGCAAGTAATTGACTTGCTGCAGTATTCCACTTATGTCCACAATCAGAACACAAGCAGTCAATGCGGGTTGTGTTCCCATAGTAGATATCGTTAAAAATAATATTTGGATTCAGGTTATGTACACGGGTCTTAAATACATCATTTGAGATTGTCATGCGTTTAGAGGCTTTCCTTGCTGCGCATTTTGAACATCCATGTCCACGTTCCAAATTTTGAGGATAGGCTTCCCATTCATATCCGTCAATAAGGCACCGGCATTTAACCTTAAATCGTTGTGCCTTATACTCTGAAATAACTTCAATATCAGGGAGGGTCTTTTTAATCAAAGCAATAAATTCTTCATTCGTTTTTCGCTTGGTTTTACCTTTTCTATTCTCTAGTCCACGCTTATAATTACAAACCCTACAACCAGAGCCTGCAAGTAACTCTGAACCAACTGAACTCCAAGTATAACCACAAGTTTTACATCTACATGAAACACGAGATTTACAAGTAGAAATTTGACTTAATATTTCAATATTAGGGTTTAATGAATGAATGCGTTCCACAAATGTTTCCTGTGTCCATTTTTTCGGCATACATTCACCCTCTTTTTTACATAAATAAAACCGGCGCAACCCGGTAGTGTACTTATTAGTACCACATACTTTCATATGTGCTAAGACTATATCATCAACTTGATAAACAAGTCGCCTCACCACTTCGATAGATCATAAACTTATCTACCTACACCAGTGACCAACTGGTTAGTCGTTGAACCTTCCTCTATTCGAGGCTTGGCTGCTGATTGCCCATTTTTAGTGTTTAGGATTTAACCTTGCACCATCTTATATGTTTTTTCTGTTTTCACATCCATTACGTATGAGCATATTTCATCTCTCCGCTTTGGCATATAAGCTTTAGGGGGTTCCAGCAATTCAATGAGGATGGGACATATTTTTTTACAAAATATGCCGAGCAAATTACTCTCTTAATGCTTTTTGTCTATTTACCTTCATAGCTGCGTCAACTTTATCTTGCGTCAGCAGAGGCTTGTATGGCTTTCCTTGCATATAAACCTTGATTGCAACGTCACAAATCATATCACAAGCAAAATAGTCTCTATCACCGGCAATCATACGCTTTGCAAAATTCTTATAATGCTTATAAAAAATCTTATCCATGTTATCCTGACTGGAAGCATAAACCAACTGCGTTGGCACACGCCGCGGCTCAGTATCAGGATTATAAGAATTACTGGTGTCAGTAACAAAGTCTGTATTCTGGGTTGCAAATGCTTCACAAACTGTGATCAATTCGTCTGCACAGAATGCGGCTTCATCAAAGAACACAAGGGTGGCACGCCTACTTCTTGCACTGTCTGGATTACTGTTCAGCGTAAAAATTTCACTGCCATTATAAAAAGCTACAGAATACCCAGCGGGATTATGGGAAAATCCAGTTTTGTTTGTAGGTGTTTTGACAGTCTCATTTTCAGCGATATCCTTTAGGGAACGGATAGAAGCACTCGTCTTACCAATGCGGGTAACAATTTCCTCAATCTTAGTGAAGGTTTCTTTACTCTGATCACCAACGGAAGAAACAATATAAATAGCCTGGTTCTCATAAAGCAGTGCCTTCAATATCATGAAAATTGCACCAACAAAAGACTTACCAAAATTTCGGCTGCAGGCCCAAAGCACATGTTGTGCATTCCAGCTCTGTTCAAGCATGTATGCCTGGGCATCAAATAACTGGATACCAAGCAAATCACGGCACGCAATTACAGGATTTCGTCTGTAAAACGCAATGGTTTCGGCATCGCACTCACATGCATTGCGCTTAATATCCGTCATTACATATTTTCGGTTAGCCATCGTTTCCGTCCAACTGCTTCTTCAATTCTTCTACTTCAACCAAAGCTAACCGGTATTTTTCTTTGTATTCGTCACTTTCAGCCTGGAATTTATCAATCAAGCCTCTTTGGATATCAAAAACTTCTTTTTCATCGTTTTCATCAAAGAAGGTATTTTCCTTGATTGCTTTCAAACTCATATTGGCTGCCCATTGCGTGCCCTCTGAGCGCAGCTGATCATAGAAATTGGCCTCGGCCTTTTTGAAGTCCTTCTCTCTCAAATCTTTCATAAGGAAGGTCAACGTATTCCGGCCAGCAGCCTTATTGGAACGGTTCTTTACAGAGATTTCATTCTCTTTCGCAATTTTATCGTTACTTGCCACAAGCTTTGTCTTCATCTCATTCAGAACCTTAATATCATCCTTGGATGTAACAGGGTTCATCTTGGAGATTAAGAGATCATATTTTCGGATCTGGTTATTATTGTTTATAATCTGGATTACCTGTGACATCTTAAATGGGTCTTCTGCCAAATCATCATCAAGGTATTTAGAAAATTCACCAAACAAATATCTGCGGTCATCGCTATCATACCCATCAAATGGATCATGCCCCACAATTTTTATGACCTCATTTTTTACCCTAATTTCAGCAGCTGTCCACTTGTCTTCTTTCTGGTCACGGATATCAACTTCTGTTTTGTTTAACTCGTTGCTTACAAGGGTAGTGCTAAAATTTTGATATTGATACTGTTTGCCGTTAATAATTCTCAGGTATAGACCAGGACTGAATGTGTTATTGTTTGATATAATAGAATCAAACAAACTGTGGTAAAATGGAATATCCAACAGATGGCACATCAAAATGCAAGCGGTTTTTTCGCTACTATATCTGCGTGCGAATTCTTGAAATAGCTCATTTACACAATCTTTGCACAGCGGAGCATAGCAGTCGTTTGCCTTATATAGCGGAGAGTGCACAATCTTATAAAAATGACCAATCGGATTTTCGTATTCTTTAGAGCATCTTAAACATTTGTAAAGCTTTGCACTGGCCGTATCCGTTCCAGCTTCCAGTACCTTTGCTTTTCTAGCCATGCAAAAACCTCAACTTTCAAATAATAATGGCGGTCAGGATAGGATTTGAACCTACGGTTCCTTTGTATCAGAACACTCCCTTAGCAGGGGAGCGCAATCAGCCAAACTCTGCCACCTGACCAGAAAAATAAAAAGTCTGTCTCAAAATTCAAAAAGAGACAGACTAAAAACAAAATACCCGCCAGGTTGCGCATAAATGCAAATCACATCCATAGGCTCGGCGGGGATAGTCATAATATAGGCAAGGCGAAATACACCTTGCCTCAAAGGAGGTAAAATGATGGACGTTAAAGAACGTCCATGTTGGTTGCTGGCGCAGGAATCGAACCTACCTAATCCTGGGATATGAACCCAGGCAGTGCATCCAGCTCTTGTTGCCAACTATAAAACATAAGAAAAATAAATAGCGTGCCTGCCGTCCCTTGCAAACACGCTATAAAAGGAAGTTTGCCAACTAAATGTTGGCTGCCGCCGCCGCGGCAATTTAGTAAATATCAGCTAAAAGATAATGTCATTATTTCAAGCGGATGTTATAAGTAGCATCCTTGCCATCCTGATTAAAGATCATCATGGTCTGTCCAGCATTGGCATATAGACGGTGCTGGTTTGCGTAACCATCAGTGCCACACAAGGCAGGCACAATAGTATTTTCGATACCAAGACTATCGAATTCTTCAATATGATGCTTGTCAGCTGTCACCGTATAGTCAATCGTTTCGTGGTATATTTTACTGAAAATAGTGTTCAGCGTGGCCCCGATATTTCTACTACTATCAAGATCACCATGTGTACAGCAAATATTGTACCCACAAACAGTTAGCTTAATAAATTCATAATACTCGCTGTCTTCAACACAGATATTACCAATGTTGGCAAAGCGTTCTTTCATCCACCAGCCAATCAGTTTTTCCATGTTATCAGCGTGTACACTATCGTTTTTATTCTGAATCGTCCGTAAATGGTTTCCGTATGTATGATATACGGTGGTATAAGGCACATAGCAGCTCATGCGATAAATAGCTTCTGCCATCAATTCAGATACATTCATCAGCTGGTCACATACAGCTTCTTCGCTTTCAACTCTTGCACTCACATGAATTCCGCCATGGCAAGCATCACCAAGGCAAACAACATGGAGCTTTTGTGGCTTATGCAACTTTAAGCGTTCAATCACTTTATTGGTCAGATCCTGTACGCGCTGTTTGCAAATCTTGGTATTATAACGATTAAATACATTGTCCGTTACCATTCCATAATGCCAGTCAGCCAAAAATACAACAGCTTCAACACCATCGGAAGTTTCAGTATATTTTTCTTCTGACAACAGGGGAGCAGTCTCACACAATTTTTCTGCGCATTTTGCAAGCACATCTTCCAAGTGTTCCGCCCGCGCTTCCTTAGCAGCAATTTTATTAAACTCACGCCGCTGATCATAAAATTTCTGAGCACTCTTTCTTAGCTCAAACTCTCGCTGCTCTACCTCTCGCATCCGATCATCAGCATCAACAAGCTTATTCTGATTGGCATTAAACAACTTTGTGAAAGCGGCAAAGTCTTTCCGGTATTTGCTTTCGCTATATTCGTACCCCAATTCACGATTACAAATATCTGCAACATCTTGCCATGTGCCAATCAAATCTTTGTCTTTGCTTACACGGTACTGAAATGCAATAGGATCTTCATCCCGCAAAATCTTATATTCCACGGGCATCAACAGTCATCCTCTTGATCGTTCATAGCAGGGAGTTCCTCAGTCTGCTGAATAGTGAAAGTAACACCCTCTACATTATGCCAATCTCTCAGTATATCGCCAAGACGGTAAACCTTAGTATCGTCTTTCCCAAACTCAGTAATCGTATGGTCATCCATATTGATCACTGCATTCTTAAAGCTAACGGCCTTTTTTACCTGTGCCACAATTACATTACCTCCTGTGCACCATAATAACGCTTTCTACGTTCAGTTTCTTTACGAATCTCATTAAGGGCATTTACAGCCTGCAGATTGTTGGGCAGCAAACACAGGTATCGGGCACTCTCTTCCAGATATCGCTTGTTCTTGGTTTTGGCAATACATGCACACGGATAATGCTTTCGTACAATTTTGGCTTCGTTTACGGTAATTTCAATCACGGATTTTGTTCATCCTTTTCAATAATATTAGGGGAGTAAAGAATTGTCTTGTCCTTATCCCCCCATATTATCGCAGGGACAACTTTTTCAAAATGCTGATTTTTAATCGTTGTATCGCTTGAAAATGGCAATTTTTTGAATTTCTATTTCAAACCTTTTTACTTTTTCTTTCAGTTGTCTTTTCAATGTTTACCAATCGGGCACATTTGTGGCAATATTTCTTGCGGTTTCCCGTCTTTTTTATATATTTCCCGCAGCGGGCACAAGGAACATAGCTTTCACCACAAAACATCTCCCATTGTGCTCCAATGTCATCAAAACTCTTTACAAACAGAACAGGAGTAGATTCATTGTCTACAATCAAAACCTGTACATTCAAATTATCAATAGCACGGCTAAATCCAAGATATCCAAGTTTATGTAGCTCATGGAGCATTAGATCCCGATTGTATTCACTCAGCTTTACATCAGCAAGTCTAAATACATCCTTGTCATCAGTACCTACCCAGTAGTTTGTTTTTTCATTTACCAAATAGTTGAACTTGGCAATACACAGGTAAGCAAACATTACCCGGCGCATACGCTTTGCTGGCAAGGCACAAATCTTTTCAATTTCATTTTCAGTAACAGAAATCCCATCAACACATACAATAGGATGCTTTTCTGCATACGAAATACTCTTATCAACCATTTCCCGGCAAAGTACTGCATTGTACCCCGGACAATTAGCCAGCATAAACATGTTGATCTTGTCGTATACATCCTTACGGTTGTATCCTTGGTGAAAATAATATTTCGCCAAATAGGTTGGGACCTGGCGCGTCATGTCATATCCCAACCCCTTCTTTTCAATCAGATCCTCAACAAGCTCAATTTCATTCATCACCAGTTTCATTATGTACAGCCTCATTCATATCAACAGCAATAGTCTTATATCGATCTCCGCAATATGCAACATCCCCGGCGGGATCTTTTACAATTACATAAATTTTATTGCCATGTTTATTGAGTAGATAATTTACAATTTTGTCCCCAAACAATTTCCAAATCAACTCACGGGAAGCGTTGCTACGTTTGCAAACATCAATTAAAATATCATAGAGCATATCGTCATCAGAACACCTTTCAAGCAATTCGCGGCGCAGCTCATCAAGATACATTGCATAATGTCTGGAATAATCATAATCGCTGTTTGTACTTACTTTACTGGTGGCGAGTTCTTTTTGCTTTCGCTTGGCACAATCAACAGCTTCCAAAAACACCTTTCTGGTAGCATAGTAAGTAGAAAGACTATACTCTTTACCACTCTTGATAGCATCATAATCAAGCACATCATCATGGCGCAGGTGTTTCAAATACCCATCCATTTCTTCTTCAATCATCCAGCAGATCCGGTTCATTGTACACAAGTTCATACCAACTGGATTCTTGAACAAGTAATACTGGATGAAAGTGTTTTCATATTCTGTACGTTCTTCTTCTGGCTTTGCCAAAATATCCTGGGCGTCATCACTCATTTCCCGTACTGTTTTGCGGCGGATGGCATTCATATATTTCTTATATCCACGGATCTGTTCAGGGTAAATATAGCTCATGAAGTATGGTTTCTTATTTGCCAGTATCCGCATGTTAAACTGCTTGTCAGCAATAGTGTCAGGATCGTCACCATCTTCAATTTTGCAAGCAGAATAGTCATACCAACTTTTAGGCATTGGCTTCGACTTGACCCCTTTTATACGATCTCCTAATGTTAATACCCTCGGTTTCCCGATATTTAATAGGGGAGTAGACTATATCATTATCTCATAAGAGATATACGGCGCTTCTTTGGCTATATATGGGGTTAATATATAGCCAAAGTGGTTTTCATTACCATGGCATATAGCTTTTAGGTAGTATAACCTAGTCGTTGCACCTTCATTGTGGTTTCCCGCAAAGCTTGGCACAGGGTTGTCTTTGAATTTATAAATTCATTTTGCGATTTTCCCTGTTAGCAGTGATAAAATATCACCACACCCCATATACATGGGTTCACCGTATTTTCACTTTAGTGTCACCACCAAAGGCCACTATCGTTAATGGAGTTCTGTTGGAATAACTGCCCACAGCAGATCCGATATTCAAGAGTTTCAAATTCTCGGCTACCCACTTCAAAACGACTTTGTACATCAAACATTGTGGTAATTCTATTTGTGATTTTACCAATCGAGTCTCCAAATCCATTCATGTTGGATTCTATAAAATCATCTTCAGTGGGAACCTTCTTTTCGCCCTTCTTTTGGATACATAAGATGGGCGGGGTAGCTCTGGTGTTTTCCAAAAGTACGCGATTGTCTGTACTGAACATTAAGTCGCCATCAAAGTCGGCTCCATTCAGCGCAGCGCAAGTATTGTCCCAGGCATTCAAAATAGATACGGTCTTCATATACCTGTACCAATACTGGCATTCATCGCTTTTATTTACAGCCATCACCCGGATGTTATTATGGCAGCTCATAGGGGCACGATAACACACAACTTTGTCAACGCCACAGTCAATCCAATATTTGCTGTAAAACTGCCCGGCGGTTAATAGCCCCGTAATCTCCAAACCAAACATACTTTGACACAGTGCATATGGATCACCACTCAATACTTGGAAATTGCCGTGTACTTTCAAAACACCAGTCTTTGCTCTGTCAATCTTCTTGCGAAGCATCCGATAAATATGTTCTTGGACATAACGGTCATTGATTAGTTCTGGTTCAATCATCAAGGCTTTGACATAATCATCTGCCAACCCTTTAATGTATCCAGGCTCTGCCCGCATCCGCGGCCCACGCAAGAACAATATGGCATCTTCCCAATTCCCTCCGAGAACAGCCTTAAATTCATCAACAGTCGGTTTTATCAATTCTCGGATCTGCTCATCTGTCAAGCGGTAGCTCTGGATGAACTGGTAATTCAAATTGCGTTCATTCTCCAGTTCCAATTCACAGGTCTTTGTTACGGCAAATGTGTATCCATTTTCATGGCAGTTATCCATGTAGTCTTCCAGACTGTCATAAGAATCCCACAGCTTTAACATAGAGGTGGTGAGAACTAACTGAACACGGTGGATATCTCGCCAAGTGCCCCAGGCATCAAGGACCATATTCTTCTTGGCAACCTTCTTGGCAAACTCACGGAAAGGGAAGGGGAAAACCATTCCCTTGCAAAAAGCATTACGAATGCAGCAGCCACTCATAGTCTTTTCAAGCTGTAAGTCTTCACTCCATTGCTGTGCAAGTTCATAACTCATTAGCCCAAAGCCATCACTGGCATTTAGCTCACAATCATAATCTTTGATATGGGTCATTTCAGGCTCGCCATCGTTACTATCATCAATCAAGATCACATCGTCCTTGAAGTGAGTCAGACAATCATTTACAACCAAGATACCATCCGGCTCTGTTACAGGAATGGATGCAGAACAAGTCAACGCACGGTAAGCTTCCAACTTAGCGGGAATGAATTCTTGATCAGGATTCCGGCCATTGTTAATCCGTTTGCGTAATTCGTTTACCAACCGGCTGCTTACAAATACGATGGTATTGTTTTTTACACCACCCGTGGTTCCAAGAAGGCGTTCATAACGTACACCGTTTATGTAAAAACCTTTGCGGGCACGGCGGTAATCTCTTTTATTGTGGATCACCACCGTTACATAATCAGGCTTAAACTGTATTTTATCTAACTGCTGATATAACTGACGGATCTCCCGTCTATTTTCGGGGGAATTCTCTTCATGCCGCAAATCCTTGATCCGCCGCTTCACAGCTTTTGCCTTAGCTTCCTGATTTACCATGTTATTCAAAGCATCAATCCAACGCAGCTGCTGGCTACTGGCAAGCGGGACAATCTCTTCATTGCGGCGGGCTTCTTCAAGGGGTAAGGTTAAGTTCCATTTTGCTTCCGCCAGCCGTTGGCTGTTAATCTTATAAATAAAAATCTGGCATGTCTGCTGCTTAGGCAACGCTCACGCCTCCCCACATTCCCGGCGATAACGCTGCGGCTGTGTCAGCGTTCCACGGGCAGGGTATCTTCTAAAGCTCATTTCATTCCAAGCGCTTTGTGCAGTCTTGGTAGCATGACGCTTTTCAAAGCCGTTGCAGCTCATCCGTGTTTCACCATTTACCCCTGTACAGGCATCACGGTAACGGCAATCAGCACAGACATATTTCTTATAAAACTCTTCCAGTAGGTCATGTTCTTCGTACCAGGCACGGGTGGCTTCCAGGTTCTTGTTCATTGGGTAAACTCCTTTTAATCTTCATATAGCTGATATTGTTTTTCATAATCGTCAAATCCTTTCTGCTCTTATATTGGAACTTCTGGCTTAACGGGATCAAATAAGATTTTCCCGTGTAGGGTATTACGGCGGCATATAATCATCTCCTTGTATGATAGTTGAACTGTTAGTCAAGTGCATCTTTGCTTGAATAAAAAATTTCACGCGGATGCTTGCTGGTCATCATTTCTCTTTCTTCTGCCATTTTTATCCAATTTGTACTGCATACAATAGGCATCAAATACGCTCTTACCATATTTCAGAACAATATCTTTGTTGTAGTATTGCCCAAGCACATTGGTGGGATAATTAGCATGACCATATATGTTTTTCCCCATATGGTAAACAGTTAAAACTTTACAATCTTCAAGAATACCGATATACTCCTGAACTGTAGTGATGCTCAAATTCGTCTTTTCTGAAATTACATCTAGAGAATATGTACACACTCCTGTTTTATACCCAATCATAGAAGTAATTTTAATATAAAAAAATAAAAGCCGAATTTTCATTGTTTCCGAGTAGTTAAATATTGCTAGGATCTTGTTGTAAGAAGAGATTGGAACAAGAGTATATGGGTCGCCTTTCCAATTTGAGTTAATAGACAGATCCTTTTCTCTGATAGCAGAAATATCATAAATATGAGGGAATGGCTTATTTTCAAAGTCAAACATGTGTGGAATATAACCATTATCAGAAATTCTTTCTAAACTAAGTTGAAGAGCTTTTATAAATTTCCGCGGCAAAGTATTTGCAGGTTGTGTGAAAGAAAATGAGCAAATGGAATCTGCTGTAGCATATACAGTGTTATTAGCATAGACATTCCCCGCCATCAATTTCATTGTTATATAAACATAAGCATCCATAGCAGTTAGATGTTTCTCGTTAGCTTCATCAAAATCTTTGTTATATACAACAACAAAATGCTCTTTAGATTTATCAAGTTTCAAAACAAATTAACCTCCACTACCAAAATATGGAAAAATAAGCGAATGAGACAAAAACATGAACCAAACTGATACCATCTCTATATCAATTCGGGAACAAAAAAGTGATTGGAGTTAGCAATAATTATATCTATTGAGGAGAATTATAAATAAGTAAACGCGAAGAAAAAAATTTCAAAGAAGATAAAAGTACTATAAAAGGGACTATAAATGCACAATCCTAAATTGGTGATTTCACAAATGTATTAGTTAAGTTCACCTTTGTTCTATAGTAGCATGTTGAGAATGAAAAAGCAAGGTTTTAAAGACACTTTTAAAAATAAACTACTATAGTAGTTCTTCGTTGGCTAACGCCAACTTCAGAACTAGAACCGTCAACCTCCATTGCACTCATACCTCGCTAACGCTCGGTATTCGACAATGGAGCTTTTCCCGGCTATCGCCGGGAAGGGGGCTAACGCCCCCATCTGAAACAGAATTTTGCCCCAAAAATCGGTTTTCCAAATAATGAACGATAATTCGTTATTTATTGCAAATTGCCGCTGCAAGCAACCCAAAAATGGCTTTATAAATTCTTATATCTGTGATTCCTTCGGAGAAATACACGATATAACGATACTATTTTGCTTGATTTATGACCATATATGACTGTATTTGGGATCTGGATTGTAGCAGCGATAGCTTCAACGTTTACTTTTCCATTGAAATTGACGGATTTGACAAAATTGTAATTCATAGAAAATGCTAAAAATATTACGTTAATGCGTTATTTAATTATATGGTTTATAATTGATAGATGCTTACTTTTCCGAAAAAATAAAATCAACGTTCCGAAGCATTTACCGAAAACTTAATTTCGAGAAAATTACATAAGAACGTTGATTATTAAAAATTAAGTATTGAATTGCTGGTAGGGGATGGAAAAGCTATTTTTTTAATGCGATCTAGGGAGGAAATGCTGTCCAGAGGGGAGGTGAAGCAATAATGATTTAAGCTTAATCTATATTCTGTGAGAAAATTTACTGATTTATGCTGATATGATTGCGGGCTATTTGAAATAAAAATGAGGGAAAATGAGGATTAAAGGGAAGTAAAGGGAGATGGATTGGAGATGAGAGAAAGGAAAATGATAGGAATTAGAGAGAAAATCAGAAAAGGAATTAAAGGAAATTATAACGTTAATGCGATTTATTTCATGGGATGGGAAAGGGACTTGGAAGGAGATTTGGGTTACGGAAAGTGTATCACGAGAGGATGAGTGATATAGTTCTACCCCTGGGAATTCTGCGGTCTGGATTCAATGAAAAAATGAAAAATAACCCCGATATAAATACCGCATTATACCAAAAAGCGGTATTCATACCAGGGTAAAATATAGTATTGTTTATTAGTTTATAGGTGGATCTGCAGGGTATAGGGCCGAGCAGCAATATATTTGTTTGAATTCAAACAGTTTCAATTCAAACTGTTATTTCTTTAACATAGTTCGGTCTGATGTAAAGTATTTTTACTTTACAGTTACAGAATTCTGTAACATTACAGAATTTATTTCAGATCCCCTGCAGATCTGCTGCAGGGGTAGAATCATTTTTTCCGCGCCTTATAATGTATTATATATAATATATAAATATAAATATATAATATATAAATATTATAATACCTTATAAGCAAAAAACCAGGATAGAAGCAGGGGACACACCTATATATTGCTATTCATTATCAAATTCACTAGAATATGTTGTATCTATCATATTTTTCAATACTTGTGCTTTACTACATCCACGCTTTTCTGCAATTTTATTCAATTTTTCGCGATATATTGGCGGCAAGTATGCTTGTATTGATGCCATTTTTTCTTTGATATATCGTTCATGTGCACGTTTTTGAGCTGCACCATATACACGCTTTTTAGTATCCATTATTATATTCATCCTTTTGTATGCTTGCAACATTTGTATATACATGTACATACAAATTCAACATACTATCGCTATTTTATACGCTTTATAACATGCTACAAATTTCCCGTTGTGTGTACATGTACAGCATGCTATACTATAGCCATAGTCGCGGGAACAACAACAAAAAGTTATTCCCCGCGATTAAATCCAAAAAATCCCGCGCTTGCTTCCATCAAACACGGGATATAGAAAAGAGGTGTAAAAAAGTAAATGTTTGTGGACGGCGACTATTTTGAGGTCGACGGCGTTACATATGTTAGCTATGACGAAGCTATAGAATGCGGCGCTATTTGATGACTCCAGAATAGGGAAAACAGATACTACTTGTACATGTGCAAGCAAGTCTGTGCCTGTTTACAACCTCTTTACTATACAAAAAATATTTTTTTCAAAAAGTATTGACAACGCGAAAACACGGTGTTATACTGCAGCTATAATCACAACGCGAAAACACGTTGCGCACAATCATCCAAAGAAAAGCCAATACCATGTGCCAATTTAACCATTGTTTCAAACCCTGGTTTAGTGTAGCGTCCTTGTTCATATCCCTGATATTGTGTTTCAGGCATACCGCATAATTTAGCCGCCTGTTTTTGCGTCAATCCTTTTTCAATTCGTGATTCTTTTAAGTATTCCCCAAAAGTCATTTTTTCACCCTTAAAAAATATGGTCCCATTTTGCAAGCGTCCACGTCGCGGGGCTGGATATATGGAATTATTCCATATAACTAATTGCAAAGTTGTTTCAACGCCGCCGGGTGCGTCCCCCTGTTATGCTATTAGCGGGGTAAACTTTGGTTACTTGCTTTTGCAAGTAAAGCACTTTGAAAATTGAATACTAGATAGCAAATTAAAAGTTTGATTCTTTCTATTGCGTTCATCGTGGTATAAAGAGTTAGCAAGTCAATGCGTTCATCGCGTTGCGCTCAAACTTTAACTTGATATCGTGCCGTTTTGGTAAAAGCCTTAAAGTGTTGTAAATAGCCTATACAACACCGTGACAATTTAAGATTTTTACCATATAGGGCGGCGTCCCGAAAAAAGCGTTGCAATAGCAAGCGCTGGCCTGCAGGGAAGTAAGGGATGGTTTGAATGGTTGTTCTGCAAGATTATCCCCGAAATAGAAATTTTCCGTGAGAGCGGAAAAGGGACACAAAACAGCTTCATTGCGCCACAGGTCAAAACTATTGCATGTACTATCTTTTTGCATTCTGCGAATTGGTAAAAGAGTCTTAACGCTGAAATGGGAACAAAAACACTTGACTGTACATTTTGTTGGATACAGGTAAAACAATCAAAAAACGATATTTAGTTTTGATTGCAAGTGTTTTAACGTTTTGAAACTTTCCGGTAACACATTTTGTTGGATGTTATCAAAAGGTTTTGATAGTACATAGTTGGATACTACCAACACATTTCAAAACTAGCGTGGGTATTGGATGAATAAACTGCCAGTATTCTGTCTTTCAGTACGGATTTGAGTGCATAATACAAGATGTTTTAATTATGGCTCTACCAAAGCCATATGCAAGCGCACAAAAGATTAAACCCTTTTGTGCGTTTATCTACACAAGTAAAGTGTACCACAAAATACTTTACTTGTAAAGATAAGCGCACAAAAAACGCTTGTAAAAAAATTCAAAACAAAAAATCTGGAGGTAAAAACCATGAAAAACGTTATCAATGAAAACATTCTGTCCGCTGTCATCGCATTTGCCACTAACGGCGAAAACTCTTTCTCTAGCTTGTCCGCCGCTGACCTGGAAACGGTCAACAACTTGACTGGAGAAGACTTGGCAGCCATTCGCAATGCTGACCCGCGCACCGGCAAGTATTGCGAAACCCGCCTGAAGGCATTGCGGATTAAAGCCCGCAATGAAAAGGCCGCTGAACTTTTGGGTATGGCCCGCGGCCCCATGTTTACGGAGTTCATTCAGAATCCCGCGTACACTTTCCCGGTTCTTGCCGTTGACAAGGATACCGGGAAATGGGTTTCCTGCGATTCTTCCCGCACTCTTTCTTTCCTGGAGCTGGATAAGGCTTTCCAGCTGCGTGAATCCAAGGAAACGGATTCCAACGGCAACCCTCTGCCCAACAAAACTGTAACCCTTGGCAGTGATTCCAAGTGGGAACTGTACCTCGGCATGTTCCTGGATAATCTCCAGCTGAACAACGCCCAAAACAACACCCTGCAGGCTCTGAAGCCCACCGCAACGTATTGCGGCGAAAAAGCAAAAGCCGAGTACGGCTTTGACGGCTGCGGCAAGGAAAAGCTGAAGGCACAGCTGCGTGCCTTGGTTGCCGCAATCATCCCGGAAGAACTCGTTCCGGCTATGAGCAAGGCAGATGTTGGGTATTTGCTGACCGCTGTATCTTCCGTAAAAGAGGATTCTGACCATACCGGTAAAGTTGTGGTCATGACTGAAAAGAAACTGCTCCAGTCCGTGTTTGTGACGGTGAAAACCCGCACTAACAATGGCAACTATGCAACGGAATCCAAGGCCGCCGTTTACAAGACTGAAAAGGAATAAGTCTTGCAAGCGTTCCCGGTATCCCGATTTGACAAGCCTGGAGTTGGTGGGCCAGGGGAAGAAAGCAGCCCACCGCCATTTTCCAAAGGAACTTTTATCGTAAACAATGAAATGAGGTATAACTATGTTTGAAATGAAATTGTTTGAAGTCCGTTTCCAGCTTTCCAGTGGTGCCCTGTTTAAGAGCATCGTTCCCGCGTATTCAAATGGCGGCGCGGAAAACAGGGTTCTTGACTTGCTGCGTGACCGCTGCAAGCGTGCCCTGGCTTTTGATTCTGAAAATGAATCCATTGCAGAAACCCTGTATCCCAACGCGCAAGCCATTGACTGCACCCGGATTGCAACCTTGTAAATGCTCAGAGTTGGCAGGCTGGGGGAAGAAAAGTATCCTGCTACCATGACGGCGCAAGCTGTCAAAATGATATCATACTTGAGTAATAAACGCAAGTATGATATAATACAATAAACGGAAATCGATCCAATGAAATAATCTCCGTTTCCGGGGATGATCTGGAGGTGAATTCTATGCTGAAAACTGTGGCCGATTTTCTGGCCGCTGGTTATGACCAAAAGGCTGCAGAATACTTTGCCGCCGGGCCAAAAACTCTTCTGGACGCTTTTCCCCTTACGGACTATAGGCTTTTGCTTACCTATGAGGGCGGGGAAAAGCGGATCTATAATGTAAAACCGCTGATTCAACCCGGAACGGTGTTTGAATTCTTGACTGACCCGGAAGCTTTTCTTCGCGTTTACGTGGATGAAACACATTCCGTATGCTGGGACAAAAACCCGGCATTGGGCAGTAATGTATTTTGGACAAATCGCGTTGATCTTAATCCAGATACTTGCTATATTGACAGTAAACCGGCTGCAAACCAGCAACCGGCATGATTGATTTGGAATGATTAGAAGGGAAGTGAATTTGTTGCCAGAACTTTGCCGTTTTTACGGCATTGTACTGAAAATGATTTTCAGCGACAATGACCAGCACCACAAGCCGCATTTCCATGTGTATTATAATGGCTATGAAGCCTCTATAGGGATTGATGGAGAACTTTTAGCCGGTTCTCTTCCTGTAAAACAGCTTAAGCTTGTACAAGCCTGGGCTGTCATTCATGAAGATGAACTGTATCAGGCATGGAACAACGCTGTGCGGAATATTCCGTTCAGCAAGATTGATCCTTTGAAGTAAAGGAGGGGTTCAATGTATATCATTGACGACATTGCATATGCAAACGATTCGCACCCACAAGTTAAAGTGTGTGGTGTGCGTCCTTTGGAAAACTATCGCTTGTGGCTCCGGTTTAACGATGGAACCGCAAAAGAGTTTGATTTTACCCCGCTCTTGAACGAACCAGCGTTCCGACCATTGCAAGACGTTGCTGTGTTTAACCAAGTGTATATTGACTTTGGCACAGTGGCATGGAATGATGGTGAAATTGATATCGGCCCTGATTATCTGTATAACAACGGTATTACGGTTGATTCCGTAAAACCCGCATGATTGATTTTGATTGAAAAGGAAGGTGTTTGCTTTGGACAAAAATGAAATTGAGATGTTACGGCAGATGATTCATGAAGAAGTGAATTCTGCTGTCGCTGCAAGTGAAGCTCGTATGACCGCCGCTATTGAAGCGGCTGAACTTCGCACACATCAGGCTATGGAATCCGCAATTCATGGTAGCGAAACCCGCATGATGACATATATTGAAAGTCATGTGGAAAAGAAGCTTGACATGACCATTGAAGCCGTCAATGCAACCAATGAACGGATTGACCGCTTGACCGACCGTGTTGACGATCTGAGTGAAACCGCCCTTGCACACACTTTGTATATTGTCAAGGGTGCAAGCGGTAAGAACCCGTCTCAAGCCCAGTAATCCAAGTAAACCGAATACTAGATCCGCCGCGTCCTGAAATTATTCAGGGCGCTATTTTTATGCCCAAAAATAGGGCAGGAAGGAAACGAAAATGGCTAAAATCCTTGTGAAAATCATTAAAATGGCGCTGTTTGCTGCCATAATCCCAAGCGTTATTTGCGGCCTGCCTGCCCTTGTAAACGCTTTTCCGGTAGTAACCGGAATCCTGGCCGTTCTGGCCCTGGCTCTTTGCGTTTTGAATGAAATTAAGGTGCAAAGCAAATCCTAACAACTGAAGTGGAGGTAAAACGAAAATGTCTGTGCTTGTAATGTCTGAGGAAGCTCACGCAACCCTTGCCGAAGTTATCCGCACGGTATTGGATGAAGGATATAACTTCTTTGGTTTTGAGGCCCCGCAAAGCCTCTATGATGCACTGGATGACTGCGAATTTGAAGACATTCGCGGTTGCTACTCTTCTGCCAAAATTTACCGGAAATTGTATACCTTGAATATTAAGGCGTATGACAACCGGTACAAGATTGAAGGAGATGATCCCATTGTTCCCAAGATGCCGGATGTTCCGCCTTTGGTTCAGATCCGGCAGTATGGCAGCGGCCACGATCATCCACGCAACTGGCACTATAAGCTTGTAAAACTTTTGGATTGTCTGATTTATCAGTGTTCCGATAAGCCTACCGCGGTAGATCCGCTTTACCTGGCTTTGGTGGATTTTGATAGGGCTGTTAAGTCGTTCATCGTTACGAATAACGATGTGTATGATAACGCGCCTTGGGGCAGTATCTGACAATGTAATATGTATAAGATTGCATGTACTTTTGCGTGAAACAAAAGTACATATTTTTTTACAAAATGAAGTGATAAATATATCACACGAAAGAAACCGGGAGGAAACAAAAATGAATGCAAACAAGCCGTATGAATTCCACATGTCTGATTTGTTTACCTTGCAGCACACAGACAGGCTTGATGGCGGTGGAACCTTTGAGAGTCTGCTTTACACTATGGCGGAAGAAATGGGGTTTGTGACCCGGTTCCGCGGTGACTTTGCACTAGATGTTGCAAGGCTTCAGGAAGAAGGAAACAAAGCAGCGTTTACCGGTTCTTGGATCTGGATCACTCGCCGGAATGGTACACACTTGTTTACCGTTCCAAAGGAATCCAGTGAGATCAAGTTGTTTGAAGATTATGTCAGCGAAATTCTGAATGCTTTTGAGGCGAAAAAAATCCGGGTGTTTCTGATAACAAAAGAAGCTGGCACAGAGGGAAAAGAAGATGAAGATCACGTCTGGCAGCTTTCCCGTTATGAAATTCCGGGTATTCCTACGGGGTATCTTTATGATGACCTGTTGGAAACAACAGCGCAGATTGATGCCATGAATCAGGCACTTTCTGGCACTAAGTATATCGTTGAAAACACTAAGGGCATGGAAATCAGCCCTGAAGAACGTTTTCCGGTTGAAACCCGAAGCATGGAGATTGCCCTGCAGGAGATGGTTAAAACCGCAAACGAAGTGCTTGCTGCACTGTCAAAATCTCATTGGGAACAGAATAGGAAGGAAGCAAAATGACAATCAACCAGATTGAAAACCGCCGGGTAAAAATCAGTGCTCATTCTATTACCGTTAAGAATGAGAATGACAAAACATGCGGTATCGTTCATGCGGATCGGCTGGCAGATTGCCCAATGCGGGTTATATATGACCATTGGAAGACTTTGCGCCAGGCTGGTTTGTGGGGAACTCCAGAATACCACAATGTGGTTTTGTACGAAAACAAGCTGTATCTTCTGTACAGCACATGGGTGGAAGACTTTTTGGAAAAGTATCCAAGCAAAGCTCTTACGGCTCTTGATGTTGATTCCCGGTACGAAAAGCGCCAGGAACAAATCATGTATGCACAAACTGCCGGGATTGAAGTCATTAGTTGCTTGGTCCTCAAGTGAAACAAAAGTCCATAAAATGCAATTTCTATTTCAAACCAGGAGGGAAAATAATGTACCGTGAAGTGAATTTCTTTGAAGACAATGGTGGCGGTTTGTCCGCTGTCGTAAAGGAAAACGACAAGGTTGTCAAGGTCTTAACCGGCTTTGAATATGGCAATTTTAATACGGGCGATTTTATTGACGACGCTGCCAATGGTTTTCCAAACGCTGACGAGTTTGACCCCAATGATTGGAATGGCCTGACGTTGGAAAAGGCAGCAGAAGAAGTTTCCAATCATTGTATTGGAATTGATTTGATTGCCACGGTGGGCAGAAATTGCAGATCCAAGTCTGTTACATTGTATCCCGATGATATGGGATATGCAGGACGAAAGCTTTTTGGCCTGCTGCGTGAAGAAGAATAGGAGGAAATCGAATGAAAACGTTATACTTTGAGGGTGCTGGTTGCTTCAATGTCAATGAATATCTTGATCCTGAGTTTCGTGGGAATCCTCGCATTCGCACAGCATTCCGAAATGATAAGGGTGCAGCGATTTATCTTGAACTGATCTGCGGTGCAAATTATTATTTCAAGAACCTTTTTGTAGATGCCTGTTTTTACATCAAAGGGGATGATGATTGCAACAAACATCGCCTGGGCATTGATCGCCATGGTGCAGCGACGATGTATACAACGAATGGAATTTTGTGCCTTCTTAATAAGATTGGTGCAACATTTGATGCTATTGAAGTTCTACCGTCACTGTCAGGGTATAAAGTCTTTTCGGATAGGCCCACAAACAACAGAATGGCTAGTGACAGACCGGTAGCAGGGTATAACTTTGGCGATGAATTTGTTCCAGACTGGGATGAAATTCACAAGCGTGAAATGGTTTATGAACTTCTGTGTGAAAGTGAACGTCGGGCAAGACCACAGCGGCCTTCGTGTGTTTGCCTTTGGGTTGATGAAGAGAACCCGGCAAAGCTCCGTTACCATCTTCCACGTACCGGCCAGCATGGTGAGTTTCTGACTGATGATTTTCTCACTAACAAGATCAAAATCAATTAAATTAAGAGGGGAGAAGTATGGAAACAAACCCGACACTTCGACAGATTTATAACAATCTTCAAGATGGTCGTATCTACGGGTATGACTTCACAAAATGCAAATATCCATTCTTTGATCCGGTTTTGTATCTGACAAAAGATGGATATATTGGCTGGCACCACTATGGTTCAAGTGCAGAAGAAAACAAAATCGAAGATCTTGATTGGTTAATTCGAGAAATTTTTAGAATGGCTCCAGAAGAGTTTGCACAAAAGTATATTATGCAAGAGCAGTCAAAGCTGTAAGAACGGCCACGATATGCACAAATGTTTCAGGCTCGCTTATCCGATTATTCATTCAGGAAGTATAAATAATGAATAAATAAACAAATTTTATACATTTTCATTTGATGACAAAGGAGAAATTATTATGACTACCAACATGAACAACACCGTTAAATCTTCCCGTAAACAGCCCGTTAGCATTGAACAGATTACCGCTTGTGAAGCAATCGTGGCCCAGGCTAAGAAAAATGCAAAGCTGTTGAATGGTCAGCTGATTGTATCCATTCCGGTGAAATATCTGGCAGTGGATCATGAATATCAGCGTGAAATTGCTGGCTCTCGCTGGTCTAAGGTTTTGGATATTGCAAGCCGATATAATTCGGCCAAGGCTGGTGTCATTTTGGTGTCTTATCGTAAGAGCGATGGCGCGTTTTACATCATTGATGGGCAGGGCAGATATGAAGCAGCCATGAAAGCAAGCCTGTCCGCCGTCAACTGCCAGATTCTTATGAACTGCACGCAGCGCAATGAGGCTGAACTCTTTATGTCTCAGGATGAAAATGTTACCAAAGTTTCTACTCATGCAAAAGTCAAGGCTGGCATTGTTGCCCAGCATGATGATTGTATGAAATTGAACGAGATTATGAACAAATATGGCGTTCTGAATTCTCGTCAGATCTCTTCTATTGGTGCGGCACTGTCCATTGTGGAAGAAGATCCCGAAGCTCTTGATTGGGTATTTTCCATCATCTACCGCGCCGGTTGGAATGAAATGAAAAATGGTTTCAGCCAGTTTGTCATTAAAGCACTGTACACGATGTATGAGCGTGAAGTGTTGGGTTATTATCCCGGTTGTGCAAAGCAAGAGCCGAATGAAGAGATTGGCAGAAAAATCCAGACTGTCCTGATTCCCATTATGCGTGAGAACTCTCCTACAGTCTTTTCCAGTGTTGCAAGCCTTTATTGCAATTCGGCAAAAACGAAATATCTCAACGTGTATACGATCTTTTCCGGTATCGTTGCAAATGGGAATCGTGAGTTCCTACTGAAGCTGCACAACATGCAGGTTAAGATCCCTGAAAAAGTTCTGGCTGCAAAATAATTTGAAACAGGGTATTGACAAGTCTATTAACCTGTGCTAGAGTAAACACACAGCAAAGGTGTACTCAACTAATGTAGTTACATAAATGCAAAAAAGACAAGACTTATAATATACATAGATACGATGACTTTTAACTGATAAAAGTCCAATTTCATCACCCTGCCGGTAAAGGCTGGCAGGGTTTCAAGCTAAGTTAGCTCAATGGCAGAGCAGCCGTTTTGTAAGCGGCAGGTTGTGGGTTCGAGTCCCACACTTAGCTCCAACGTTTCCATCCCATTGGAAACGAATATATTATATTGGCGGTTCATTTGATTCTACTCTGCTGAACTTGTTGAACTTGCCAAGCGTATTTTGTGTGGTAAACCCCCAGACAAGAAACGGGGCAGAGCACTGGCGACTGCCTGAAAACTATTCCAGATGCACCGCGAGCAGGTAAACGCTCAATCATACCGGATTCAAAGCCATTTTTATGGCAGTCTTAACACGCAGTATCCGGTATGATTTCTTTGGTATAAAACAGTTCTTGTATTATACAAAACTGTTTACGATAAATCAACCCTCCTGTTTACCAGAACAGTACAAGTGAAAAGGAGAATGCAAATGTCTTCTAAAGCACCGCCGCTGACAATGCAGACCATCACGGTCAAGCAAATTCTCAGTCATCCAACGGATCTTCGTCCGGCAATCCTCACAGCAAAGCATCTTAGGTTCTTGAAAAGTATCACACAGTATAGCCCTTCTGAGCATGACCGTGTAGCGGCAAATAAATATGCTCCGTTGTTCTGTCTGGCTTATATTGACCCGGAGCAGATGCAAAGTTGGTTATACAATGCAGCGACACTTATTAACACAGGGGCTGTTCATGTAAACAAAACAGATAGCTTTGCAGATCAGATCCTGAAAGTTAAGTTGTATCTGAAAACTGTCTACAAAAAACATCCAAAAGAAAAGCAGGGAAAAGCTCACAGCAAAGAGGTGTAAATATGTTCTTGGTTATCGCAACTACACAGCAAAGTCATCATGTTTCTGTACGAAGCATTCACAAAAATAAAATTCGTGCACAGTTTGCAATGCAAAAAGAAGCTGGAATGGTTTATTCTAGTATCGTAAGGGCTGATGCAGATGGATTTTTGGATAAGGTTGCCAAGAATCTGCTTGGAACTGATGATCTCAATTACGACATGCTGACCCATTATGGGATTGATGCAAACTCCAATCAGGTAATGATTGATTTTATGGATGACCATATTATTTGGCAGGTTGTAGAGGTTAGCACGCCAAAAGTTATGCAAACCGGAACTGCCATTTTCAAAACCGTTGCTTTGAATGTACCGGCAATCAATGCACTGTGTGGTGCAAGTGCAACTGCCGGTTAAAACAAGGAAATATATTTTTTACCATCGCAAAGGTGGATTCAACTAACAAAAACGAAAGGAATTTACATATTATGTCTATTTTCAAAAATACTCCTTGGATGAACGCAACAATCGAAAAGCCGGTCAACCGCGGCAATATTAAGTTTACCCCTGGGCAGGAAGTTTTGGCTCATTACGTTCCGGCAAAATACAAATCTGGCAAAATGGTTCGTCCTGAAGGTTATGAAGTTTATTCCAATCGAATCTATAAGAGTAAAACACACACTTTTGCTCTTATCAACTTCCTGTTTATGGACGAAATCAATGTAGTTGATCCTGAAACAAAGGAAACCTTCTATGCAAGTGATTATTCCACGGCGGGTTTTGATTGTGTATCTGACGAATCGTGGTCTAGTTATTTCTTCGGAAGTAAGCCTACTGTACAGGAAGCATAATTTAGACATTCTCTAACCAAATTTTGGTTTTTTCCTCCCCAAATCCCGAAAGGGTTGACTGCCGTGAATAGTGCGGCCTTGTATTGCGCCATCGCCAAAATGGTTAAGGCACGGGTCTTTGACACCCGGATTTGCAGGTTCAAACCCTGCTGGCGCAACCATAAGTACCGTGTGCTAATGTCGATCCCTCACGTTAGCACATTTTTTATAAGCAGGGAACAAATGAAAGGAATGAAAAACTATGAATAGTGAATATGCTTTTTCTTCCCGATATCTGAATCAAGGATACAGTTCAAAAGCATTCCAGTCTGGGGAAAACGATCCTTATTTAGTGGTATGTATTCAGAATGTTCCAACCAATAAACCGGGAAGCGAAGAAAGAAACGAATACCTTTTCGTTAAAGGCCGGAAATATCTAGCACGTAGAGTTAAATATAAAAACTCTTTTGACAATTATCGCTGGCGTGCATGGCCCAATGAAGTGACATCCGGTTCTTCTTATTTCACAGATAAGCAAATAGGCGAGTTCTTTAAGCTTACCTAACAAGGAGTAAGAAAATGATATTCTTCTATCATTATGAAAATTTACCACGGCGTTACGAAGATGACGTAATGCAAATGAACTATGAATACGCTGTAGACAGTATGTATTCAGGATATGATTTCAAAACTTGGTGCCAGGTCGTTCAAAAAAATAGTCCCAAAGAGGTTACAAAAGAAGAATGCGAGAAGATTTGGCAGCAAGCATGGCGCGATATTGCAGATGACATTATATCTCAAAAGAAAGGAAGCTAAGTATATGAAACATTTTATGGTACTTACTCATGATGAGATTCAAAATAATATTCCGTATGCCCTGGTATGTGAAACAATGTATGGCTGCCGTTGGAATAATGGTAGCCGTATTCGTAAGTTTGTAAATGAATTTACGCGCGAAGAACAAAAGGCAATCTCAAAAATGAAAAAGCAATCATATGAATGGTGTATCGTAAAAGGAGTCCCCGATCAGGTAAAGATGACTCCTGAAACATACAATCTTTGGTTCCGCCTGGCATATTTTTGTATGACATTTTGATGAAAGGAGAAAACAAAATGGTTTACACTCGTAAAACGGAAGATGTTTTTGACCTTATGTATGACTATTGGTATGGAGATGGGCTGGAACGAATTTGTTCTTGCTCCACATATAAGGAAGCTTTGGAGGATCGCAAAGCTTATATTGAGAATGAAGGAATTCGCCCAAAGATTGTAAAGCATCGGGTCCCAATCAGCAAAGCAGAGTGAAATATCAAGAGAAAATAGAAAGAGAAAACTAAATGATTAAAACTTACAAAATTGAAAGCTTTATTGATGTGCAAACACTTCATGAGTTGGCAACAAATTCTATTGACCATGTAGCAGTCTTTGACGCCAATGGATCAAATGCAAACGCCAAAAGTATTTTGGGATTGATGAGTTTATCCTATATTGAACCGATTGCTATTGAATGCGAAAATGCTACATTTTTTACTCACATCCCATTTGTTGAACAGGAGAAAAAATAAATGAATATCAATACACTTGAATTTATTCATGAACTATTGAAATCTGCTGATAAAACAACTCATCAATCTTCTAAAGAAGAAATGAAAAAGAAAAATGAATGTGAAAATGTCGTTAGGAAGTTTCGTTACGAAGAAAATTATGAAGAACTAACTAAAGCAAAAGAAAATTTGTCATATGCGAGTGAAAAATATAATGTTGCATATGAAATGTTCCAACGTGCACATAGTGCATTGATGGATTTTGAAGATCATGAATTTTAATAAATAAGAAGGAGTTTACATAATATGGAAAACAATACGACGAACCTCAAGTGTGAAGCATTGAAAGATTATATTTGTAATGGCATTAACCAGGCACAACTCCCGCCCTATGTCTCCAAACTGATTTTGGAAGTGATTATTTCTGAACTTCAGCCCATTGCACAGTCTGCAATCCAACAGGAGCGTATGATGCTGAACGAAAAAGAAACTGAGACAATAAATAATCCGGCGGAAGATACAGCCAATGAAGTAAAAAATAATGAATGCAGGGAGGGCAACAGTAATGATTGATAACAAAACATGGGTAAAGGCTTATAAGGGTTTTGACAAAGACCTCAAATGCAGAGGTAGACAGTATACGGAGGGCGTTGAAGATCATGTCTCTGATGTGGCAAGGCTCTGCAAAGAGGGTGTGCATGCCTGCGAACGTCCGCTGGATGTTTTCGAATATTACGATCCTGCGGATTCTGTGTACCATGAAGTTGAGCTTGCAGGCGTTTTGGACGAGAACAAAGAAGATAGCAAAATCTGCGGTACAGACATCAAAGTGAAAGGCAAACTTGATATTGCAGGGCTGGTAAAGGCACAGATTGAGTACACAAAGTTTCATTGCACCAATGAGCACACTGCTGGTTATCGTGGTACCGCCACTGCCGGTAATCATGGTACCGCCACTGCTGGTTATCGTGGTTCCGCCACTGCTGGTGAATTTGGTTCCGCCAGTGTCGGTGATCGTGGTGCCGCCAGTGCCAGCACTCGTGGTGCAGCCAGTGTCGGTTATTATGGTGCAGCCAGTGCCGGTTATGGTGGTGCCGCCAGTGCCGGTAATCGTGGTGCCGCCAGTGTCGGT